GCTGTTAAAAACTGCAAGTCTTAAATATCAATATATAAGGCTGATAGACGGGTTGAGTCTTGTTTATCAGCCTTATATTTTTATGTCATTATTAGCGTAAAATGATCTGAATGATATGTGATGTTTACACTTTGTTTGCTATATTTGCACATGGCGTTTACACCGTGTTTACACCATAAATTTAATGTATAAAGTGTTGATATATGGCAACTTTTAAGATTTGTGTTAGAAAGCAGCGTTCTGATGGCTTCTATCCTGTTTACATCAGAGTAACCCATAACCGTAAATCCTCTTATATAAAAATGGATAAAATGGTTGATAAAAAAGGGTTGACTCGCACGGGGGAGGTGAAAGATCCTTTTGTCGTATCCTTCTGTTCAGATGTAATCATGCGATATGTGGAGAGAGCGAACAAAGAGGATATATCGCAATGGGATGTAAAAACCCTAGTGGAATATCTGGAAAAAGCGGATGAGGATATCTGTTTTTCTGATTATGCGAGAAAGTATAAACGGGAAATGGAAACAGTTAGAGGCATGGCCCGTAACGCCAAGAATTATGAGTTGGCCTATTGTCATCTTGAGAGATTTGCGGGAACTAGCAAGTTGATGTTTTCCCGGTTTACCACGAAATTCATAAATGACTGGATAAAAACCTTATTACCAACGGCAAGGGCGAAAGAGATGTATCCTGTTAATGTTCGCCAGATTTTTAAAGCTGCAATAAATGAGTTCAACGATTACGATAGGGGCATAATCAGGATCAAGACTAATCCTTGGCTAAAGGTAAAAATCCCCAATGCGGACACCCCCGATCACAGGGCCTTGGATGCGGACTTCGTTCGTGAGTTTTTCGCGACACCCATACCTCCGACAAAGATGATATTATCACTTCCAGAGTTGGCTAGGGATGTAGCCTTGATGGTCTTTTGCTTGGCAGGAATTAATACCGTAGACCTTTTTAGGGCAAAGAAGTCCAATTTGAAAGGCTGGACATTCTGTTATAATAGGGCTAAGACCCAAAAATTCAGAAGGGATAAGGCGTATATGGAGATTATTGTTCCGGATATTCTCCGTCCTGTCATGGAAAAATACTTTACACCGGATGATGATGAGTTTTTGTTTAATTTCCATAAGACCTATCGTGATGACGACTCTTTCAACGCAAATATGAACTCTGGATTGAAACGTATTTGCAAACATGGCGGTCTCAATGCTATATGTATGTATAATTTCCGGCATTCATGGGGAACCATAGCGAGAAACGATATAAAAGCCTCAATGTATGACGTGGCTTTCTGCATGAATCATTCAAGCGCTCATAAGACTACAGAGATATATGTAAGACCGGATTACTCTATAGTCTCTGAGATAAACAATAAGGTTATTGATTTTGTATTTAACCAAAAAAAGGAAGAAATGGTATATGAGGATCCTGTGAAATATTACCCTGATGATCAGATGAAAATATCTTTTAGACAGATGATTAAAGGCAGTGTCATATATCAAGGCAAGGAGATATTCTCATTTACGGATATAGGATATAATAACATTGACGAAATAATAAAAAAGCTAGCGGGGCATGTCCCGTCGTTTGTTCCAGAGGGAGCCAAGGTTGATTTTAGGATAGACAATTTAGATAAAGGCGAATACCGGATATTTATGAGACAAAAAGGAAAAGGCTTTTGATACTTATAAGACAAATAGACCAATAAAAAACGCCCGTGTCAGAAAAAACACGGGCGTTATACTTTGGCGATGCGAAAAATAGAACTATTACTTGTTGTCATGTTGAATTCTCCTGAACTCCTCGCTCTTGGCGAAGCTACTGACTTGATCCCCCTTGCACATATCGTAGGTGATAAAGGTCTTCAGCAGAAAAACATCCAGCCCTACGGTTTTGAATCCCATCGCAATTCCCTCTTTACAGGTGGCTAATACATTCTCCCGGTACCCTTCGTCCACCTCTTCGTGCGAAAATGTGAATGAATAACTATTGTTTATCTCGAAGTACCGCTTAATCAACTCTTTGCCTGTAAGGTTAATTCCCATCCGATCGGCGAACCGGCTGAAGAAGTGAGGAGGAAACGCAAGAAGAACCATCTTGCCATTGACAAAGACAGGCATATAGGCGTACTTACCATGATTGGTATCATGGTAGCACACAAAAGATATCCGGCAATTGTCGCCTATATCCTTCTTACTATGCGATTCCCATAGGATAAGCCACTTGTTTTTTCTTTTGGTAGTGACAAACGAGTGGATGTGGATCGGGAATATGCCTGATTTTTTTACGATCCTACTCACCTTAGCGTCCTTGGCATCGGATATTGCAAATACATTGGGATAATCATCCTTGATTTCCTCAAATAATTCGGACGCTGTCATACTTGTCGTAATCATATTATTTCTATTTTAACTTCGAGCGCATCACATATCTTCGCAAGTATATCTATACCAACGGAAAACTTACCGTTCTCAACGTTGCTGATAGTTGCGGCCCGAAGATTGGCAAGTTCGGCCAGTTGTCGCACCGTGTAGCATCTTTCCTTACGTATTTCGGCTATTCGTTTCCCTATTCGTTCACGTTCATTCATTCGATCCCTCCTCTCTTACTATGTTTTCATCTTCCCACTCAGCCCAATCGCAATACCATTGAGCCGCAGGTTTTATGATTTCCTTTTTTATCATTTCGGAATCATATTTGACATCAAGCGTGGCGCAATAATGTAACGCCGCAATCAGTGGCTCTTTAATGCCAAATCTATTGGTATAGCTAAACTTTAATGTCAGAACATCCGGATTTAAGGCTACATCCTTCCTGCCAAATATTTCGATGATACTGGCAGAACGTATGTGCATTATGACATTTCTCCCATATAGGGGATCCCCGCCTTTTTCGTGACCGGAACCTTCGATGAAGGCGAACTCGGGCAATGTTAAATTCATGATATATGTCTTTGTTATCTTTTATCTCCATTAGGCTATATCTTCTATCGCATAGTCGCCAGACGCAAAGGGGGCGAAATCTTCAACAATGGTAGCAATGCGCATTGCGTCCTCGTCAGATATTACGATTTCCATATTTTCATTACAAATCATTTCTATCCCATTATTTTCTAGAATCTCTAATAACTCGCTATTTTCGCAATATAATGTTTTCATGTTTATTGTATTTATTTGATTATTAATTAATATAGATATATTTATTTTTCAATCACTTCAAGATCATTTAAAATCTTGATAGCTTTTTCTTTCCCCAAGCTTGCACATTTCACAAGGGCCTCATAAGCGGACAGCCTATGACCTCCATTAATGCCGGCATAACGAAGAATTGAAATAAAACGAATGTGAGAGATTGACTGTCCTTTATAAATGTAAGTTGTCATGATATTATCGCTGAATTGTTACTGTTGCCACCAGCTCTATTGTTATGATGCAAAGATAAGCATAATATTGTTTGTTACCAAATAGCGTAACAAGAATATTCATAGAATTAACAACAATTAATAATATACGCTAAAAGCTGTTTTAATTCCTCGTTCATGGTATACAATAAAATTTGTTCCCGCGAATAATACCAATAATGCCTATATGACCGGACCTAACTATGTACGAATGATTCGTAGATGATAGAAAACAGTATAGAATAGTTGATTTTTTGGTGTCCGATGGGAGATAATGATCAAAGTAACAAACACGAGTCACTTTATTTATCTCTTTTGCGAGAAAACAGTAGATTATGATCGGAGCGATAGTTGGAGCCGCCAGTTCCTTGGCGAGTGGCATTGCCGGGGGAATAAAGGCAAGGAAGGCGGCTAGAAAAGCGAACGCCGTGTTGGATAAACAGGCAAAGGAGAATGAGGATTGGTTTAACCGTAGGTATAACGAGGATTATACCCAAAGCGCGGAGGCGCAAGCCGCCTTGACCAAGGCTAGGGAATTAGCGGATGAGCAGTACCGTAAGGCCTCCGGTACCGCCGCGGTCGTAGGGGCTACGGATGAATCCGTAGCGCAGGCCAAGAAAGCGGCGGGCGAGGTGATATCCGATACCGCCAGTGGTATAGCCACTAACGCTACAGCACGGAAGGATGCCGTGGAATCCCAATATCTCAACACCAAGAATAATATCAGTAACCAAAGGCTGTCTATCTATAATCAACAGGCGGCAAACGCCACGCAAGCGGCTAATCAAGGATTACAGGCCGGGATGGGTCTCGTTGGGGCTGACGCGCAAGCCTATCTTGACAAGGGTAAGGGATTATTTGAGTCTATATTCAAAAAGTAAACAACAATGACATTAGAGGAAAGATATAATAGGAAAAGGACCCCGGTCGTTCAGAGGCCGGAATTGTCCACTACGCCATTGGTTGAGCCGGAGGTTGCCGGAAGCCAGAACCCTATAGCTCCAACCGTGGATAATACGGATGAGACCACTCTACAAGCTAACGTTGGCGAACCTCAAATGAACGATTACCAATGGAACCAAAGGCTTTATGAGACGCTCTTTCAAAAGCCGATAAGCCAAGAGGAGGAGGAGAGAAGAAAACGGGCCGCTTCCGTAGCTACTGGAATCGGGCATCTAGGCAATGTGTTGTCTTCCTTCTCCAATTTGGCATTCGCGGGAGAGGCACCTTCGCAGAAACTACCCACCGTAGCTGATCCTAAACTACAATCCTATTCTGACAGGTTGGAGGCTATCAGGCAAAGATACGGGGCCGGGTATCTGGCCGCAAGGCAAAACGACACGAATAATTATCAAAGGGCATTGCTGCTTTATAGACAAGATCAGGCGAGAAAAGCCCAGAATGATTTGGAAAAGGCCAAGATCGCGCAAAGTGCCGCTCAATTCGCAATAAAGAATGACAGGGAGGAGCGGAAGATGAAACAGGATGCCGCATATAAAGAGAGAGAGTTGGGTATAAGGCAATCCAATCTCCGTAGTCTTGAGCAATATCGTACCGCTAAAGCTAATGGCTCTGGGGCGGATAAGTCTATTGACATCATCGGCAGAAACGGTAAACGTTTCACTTTGTCCGGTAAGGATAAAGATGGGGTTATCGCTTATATGTATAAGAGGATGTTGGAGTATGCGGAAGATCATCCAAAAGAGAATAAGAGTATATCGGATATATCGTGGCAGTTTGGTGAAGGTGGAGACCAAAAGACCAAACAAGCCGCTATTGTCATGAGTAATATTCAGAATTTCCCGGAATTATACGATGAGTTTGATCAGATAATTGGATCGGGAGGTTCTTCTACTAGTACTAACAAGAAAAGTATAGGTTGGGATAATAATTCGAGTTCTAAAAATGTAGGTTGGTAAAAAATTATGGAAGTGAACAATACCAGAAAATTATATGACGCTTTAAAAAGCGATGGATATACTGATTTGGGCGATTTTTCCTCTTTTGAGGGGAAATTGAAAGACTCAGGTAAGCGTGAAATGCTTTATGATGTCTTGAAAAAAGATGGATGGCAAGATTTAGGAGATTTCTCCCAATTCGAGAGTAAATTAGGCTATGCTCCAATTAATAACGAGAATATTAAAGAGACAGACTATGTTTCCCAATCAAGTGTTAATCCTCCTCCTATATCCCTAAGACAAGAGGTTGATATTCCCAAATCAGATCAATCCGAGTATGTTAATCCATGGGATAATTCTGCCGATTATAATTTTGAGTCCTTGCGTAAAAAAGGAAAGATTGAGACCGCTACTCCTCCACCTCCTACGGAGTATGAGAAGGATTCTTCTTTTATGAATACTTGGGCTGGAGACGCTATACAGAAGCTAAACGCAGGAGGAGCCGATCTTGGTGCCGGTATCTTTGGGGTCTTGGACAAGGTGTCCAAAGGACTGGAATCCGCAACTGGAGGATTGATCCCACGTGGCGGGGCATTCAAGGATATCTCAGATAGATTTAAGGCTGATGCGGAGTTTTCCCGGGCAAGGTCAAACAGATACAATGGCAAGGATTTCACCGATCTGTGGAAAGAAGGGAATTATATGGGTGCCATAGGCGATATAGCCTTGCAAGGCGTAGAGTCGCTTCCGATGTCAATCGGGGCCATGGCCGCAACAATGGCCGGAGCTCCAGCGGCCGGACTCGCAGGTATAGGATCAATAGTGGCTAGCCAGAAATATGATGATCTTGACCAGAATAACCCAAACATGGGAGAGTTCGCAAAGGTATCTAACGCTATTCTTACTGGTACGGCAGAATCCTTGTCTGAGATGCTGGGCGCTGGCGTATCCAAGGCTTGGATGTCAACCTTATTCAAGACGTTAGGAAAGGAAAAGGCACAAGAGGCTATCAAGCGTGGCATAATGGGTAAGATGCAAGAGTTCTATAAAAAATTCGGTATGTTTTTCGAGCCTGTAAATGAAGGTATCGAAGAGGTATCTTCCACGCTAGCGGAGAATATAACGGATAAGATAACAGGCGCGGATCCGGAAAGGGATTTGACCGATGGTGTATTGCAGAGTTTTGTCTATGGAATGGGAGGCGGCGCTTATTTTACTGGGGCCGGAGCGTTGGCTAAAGGTGCGCAATACGTAGCGGATAAAATAGGAGGCAAACAGGCTCAGCAGCCTATCACCGATTCCAATGTAACAGATCAAGGCGTTGAAACTCCTCCTCTATTAACTAAGTCTAGGTTTGCCGAGGCAGAGGAAGAAGGTCGAAATATGACTGATCCGGGCGATATACGGACGGCGAGCAAAAAGATGGAAGAGACAAGGCTTTCCCTATCTGGAATGGTTCCGGGTTTGGCTAGTACGATAGAAAGCTATGTGGATGATGGGGCTAGCGAAGCCCAAGTGATGAGCCTTCTTGATGGGGTTAATGCGGATGCCCGTCCGTTAGCCGAGGATTTCTACGCTGATTATCTCAGGATATCCGGTTTGCAGGATCGTATAGGCGAGGAAATAGACAATGAGGTTGAAACTTACGTTGCCAATAATATTACTCCTTATGTTACCACGAATCCTGATGGTCAGTCTATCGTTACCACAGCTACGCTTAGCGAGGGAAATGAGGAAAGACCTGTGTACATTAGGAGTATCGAGGGAGATAAGGCCGTTATTTCCGATAACGGACAGGATCGGATGGTCTCGGTGAAAAGGTTGAGCGATATAGTAGAGCAAGATGCCGGTCATATGAGACGGACCTATGAGGATCAATTATTGGCTACCCGCCAGTCCGAGCTTGACATGACCATGCATCATAATCCCAAGACGCAATTACCAAAGCCGGGATTGATCATATGGAACGGGGATAATGCGTTTATCCTTCAAGGACAAGATGAGAACGGTGATTGGATCGCTCAACCTGCGGCTTATGATAGAGAAACCGGACAGGTGACAGCCAAGAATGGCTCTTCCCCCGCAATGCCTATAACAGAGAATGAGATTCTTGATCTTCAAGATGCCATATATGACGCTCAACAAGTTAATGTGGTGTCGCCAGAGGATGATAATGTCGCAAGTGCTGATGCCGAGATAACCTCTGCACCTCCCGTGGAAGATGCGATCAACCAGCCAACGAGTGAGATTGAGACGGAAGGTGCCATTGATCAGATAGCACAACCTAGCAATGTAGAGAATCCCTCCATGGTCATGCGAGAAGATGGTACGCCAGATTTCGTATCGTCTGGTACGGATATGACCTTGGATTTCCTCCATGATAAATATGGCGATAAGATGCCAAGGAAGATCGAGGTGACGAGAAAGTCTTTCGATGAAAGCCTTAAAAAAGCGTCTGATGCCTTGGAAAAGGCGCAAGAGGCATACGATGATGCCCCTATCGGAAAAGAGGATAAGGCCGAGGCCGCATTGATAAAAGCCCGACAAGAATATGAGGCGATCAAGGTCGAGGCTGATTTCTGGGCTAATCTTGATGATGATATCAAGGAGGCCAGCAAGAAGCCGGGTGATGTCATAGCGAAGGAGATCTCCGTGATAGGTGATCCTATGAGCGGAGAGGAGCTTGCGGCCATGATGCTGGCTAATGGGGCGATCAAATTGACACGTGACAGTTACAAGAAAGAGACCGGTGCCGGGAATAATGAGACAGCGAGGATGTTCGGACTGTTCGCCTCTCCGGAGAAAGGCGGTGTTAATATAGAGAGGGCAGGTGAGATATTGGAGCTTGCCGATAGGGAGAATGGAACTAACTTCTTCGATGAGAACGATACGAATGCCGGAAGGGACGCTATCATAGAGGTCTTGTCTTCCGCTCGTACACGTGGAGACTTGATCGATTATGTCAAGAGGAACCGTGAGGCGATCGCTGAGCGTGAGAGACAGGCCGAGTACAACGCTTACGCTGAGTGGTGCGAGGAGAATTATCATATGTCCCCGGAAGAATACGAGGCGTATGAGGAAAGCATGGTACGTGATTTCTCGGAGAAACAATTGACTGATGAGGAGCGAGACGAGCTTGATTCGCAAATCGTGGATGAAATACAGGCCATAATTGACGAACAAAATGAAATAGACGCTATCTTAGCGCAAAATAAACCGATAGAAAATGAAAACATTGAAGGAAATGACGAAAGCGGAGGCGATGGCTTACGCGAGGGAGGCGGCGAGGTACTGCCAAGAGAACAACTTGATCAGACCGGGGGAACTGGAGAGGTTGAGGGAAGAGAATCGGCTGGCCCCGACATTGATCGCACGGATGGAGCTACACAAGAAGGCTCATCAAGGGGACTAGTTCCTTTTGTCGCTCCTTCTCCAAAGGAGAATGAGAACCCCTTGGACTATGCCGAGCGCATAGTGGAGGCTAAGAGATTGCACGATGAGGAGCTAAAGGTTGACACCAATCCAACCGAGGCGCAGAAAGAGGCCGGCAATTACAAGAAAGGCCATATAAAGATAAACGGTTTCGATATCACCATAGAACAGCCCGCCGGTTCCGTCCGTTCCGGTGAGGACGCTAGCGGAAAGAAGTGGTCGCAGGTCATGAATAACACTTACGGTTATATCCGTGGCACCGAGGGTGTGGATGGTGATCATATAGACGTATTCCTAGGTCCGGATATGAATAGTGACATGGTGTATGTCGTGGATCAGGTGAATACTGATGGCTCATTCGATGAGCATAAGGTTATGATGGGATTCCCTTCATTGGAAGACGCTAGGTCAGCTTACTTCTCAAACTATGAGGACGGTTGGCAAGGGTTAGGTAACATTACCGGGGTAGCGTTGGATGAGTTCAAGAAATGGATTGATTCCTCGACTCGCAAAACAAAGCCCTTCTATGAGTATAAGGGAATTAAACAGGAGGAAGGCGATATTTCTAAAAATAATGATTCTGATAATTATAGCATTGTTCCCTCCCAATATACTACCAAGAAAGGAAAAGTTCTTGATATGCGGTTATTGAAGTTCGGTAATGAATTATCGAAGGAACAGCAACGTGCCGCCAAAGAGCTGGCCAAGGCTGAAAAGGGTTGGTATGACAGGGAACAGCGAGGTTTCATGATGCGTAGCGATGAAAGCGCAAGGCGGTTGGCCGATACCATTCTTGGCGATACCGATGCCGTAAGCGATGCGCAACCTATTTCTCTTGAAGACACACGCAGGGTTGTAGAGCCTCAAAAGGTAAATGTAGAAAACCTTATTGGTGATATCAACGATAAGGGCAAAGCCAAATTGAGTGATCGTACCGTTACCCCTAGCGGTAACCGCCTTGTTACCGATGAACGGTATGCGGAACTCCGTGAGCGCATGCGCAGGAAACTAGGCGGTCAAATGAATATGGGTGTTGATCCTGAGATATTGGCGATAGGTACTGAAATGGCGGTTTATCATATAGAGAAAGGATTGCGTAAGTTCTCTGATTACTCAAAGGCAATGATCGATGATCTAGGTGACGCTATACGACCGTATCTTAAAGCATTCTACAATGGAGCGAGGGATTTGCCCGAAGTAGGAGATAACGGATGGGATAAGGATATGACCGCTTATGAGGATGTCCGTTCATTTGATGTAGCTAATTTTGATAAGCCTGTCCCGGATATAATGGATGCCGCCGAGACCGTGGTTAGAGAAACAGAGATTGCCAGACAAGCGAGTGCCGCGAAGAAAAAAATAAAAAATAGCCGGAAAAAGCAAACGGACAACAAAGACAAACCATTACCTTTGTATGGTAACGATTTATTCACTCCTAATAATATTAAAGACAATGAGCAAGGAAATTCAAGAGCGGATCAAGGCGTGGGAAGAAAAGCACGGGAAGAGGATCGAGGATCTGAACGCGGAGGAGACCGTGGAGGCGTGCATGGAAGTGATGTGCTTGACACGGAGCGAGGCCGAGGAATACCTATCAGCGACAGCGACAAGCGGCCTGTTGTAAGGAATCAAAACAATTTCAGCTTCCCGGAGAAAGGTATTGAGCTTCCTTCCGGTGATATATCCAAGCTAAAAGCCAATATTGAGGCGATAGAAACGCTGAAAGACGTAGAGGACGGCCAAGGAAAACCTACCCCGGAACAACAAGCCAAGATGTCAAGGTACGTTGGATGGGGAGGTTTGGCCGAAGCCTTGAACGAAGGCAAATACAACGCGCGTGACAACAATTGGACTAAGGATCGAAATTGGAATGATAAGTATCTACGTTATTACGAGAAACTAAAATCCTTATTAAGTAAAGAAGAGTTCGACAGTGCCGTCCGTTCCACGACAACCTCTCATTATACCCCGTCCGAGGTCGTGGAAAGCTTATGGGGAATAACGGAGAAACTTGGATTCAAGGGCGGCAATATCAGTGAACCCGCTATGGGTATAGGCAACATAATCGGTATGATGCCTAGGTCTATATCTGAAAACTCAAGTATAAGCGGGTTCGAGATAGATAGTTTGTCCGGTCGTATGGCAAAGGCCTTATATCCTGACGCTAATATAAAGGTACAGGGATATGAGAAAGCGTTTTCTCCAAACTCGAAAGACTTAGTTATCACCAACGTCCCATTCGGGAAAAACGCTCCATATGATAAGGTTTTAGATAAGCAATTCAGGAAGAAACTTGGTTCCTCTTATAATCTCCATAATTATTTTATCCTAAAGGGGCTTCTGGAATTGAAAGAAGGTGGTCTCGGCGTATTCGTCACGTCCTCGGCTACGATGGATGGGGCCGATAGTAAGTTCCGTGAGTACGTGAGTGGAAACGGTTATGATCTGGTCGGAGCTATTCGATTGCCTAATGACGCTTTCCAGAAAGGGGCCGGCACGAGTGTTACGGCCGACATCGTTATATTCCGTAAAAGAAAGTATGGGGAACCTTCGAATGGGATAGGGTTCACTACTACAACGCAAATAGGTGAAGGAACTTATATGGAGGACGGGGATAAAAGGAGCAAGCCTATCATGGTGAACGAGTATTTCTCCAATCATCCCGATATGATGTTAGGTGATATGATGACCGCTTATGACGCTGGTAGCGGAGGTCTATATAGTGGAGCGTCCCAGACATTGAAAGCCAAACCCGGGGCCGATTTAAGCAAGGAACTATTTAATGCTATTGATAACTTACCAAAGAATATCCTATCAGGTGTTGTAGAGACTAAAGGACCGGAGGTTGTGGGTGACTCCACTTTGAAAGATGGTACTATTACCGTCCAGAATGGCAATGTCTTTGTTTTAGATGGGGACTCGTTAAAACCGATTAAGGCAAATCCTACGTTCGTTCATAATGGTAAGACCCGAAAAATAGAGGATGCGGTAAATGATTACAATGATATAAAGAAAAATCTATACGATCTTATCCATGATGAGCAAACAAAGGGTGTGGACCCCGAGCCCGCGAGGAAAAGGCTAAACAAAGTATATGATGCTTTCGTGTCCAAATATGGGACACTTAACAGGAACAAGGCTTTGGACGATATTTTCGCCGAGGATGTTGAGCATGGATTACCCTTCTCTTTGGAGACTGTTAGAAGGGCACCTTCCACGACCGGAAAATCCATGGTCTGGGAAGTCTCGAAAGCGGATGGTATCTTGAATAAGCGTGTAAGTTATCCATTCGAGCTACCGACAAAAGCGGATAATGTCTTGGATGCCGTCAATATAAGCAAGTCATATAAAGGTAATATTGATATACCTTATATCTCGGAGATAACGGGTATGGATGAGGTGAACGTGACAAACGAGATACTAGAGAAGGGAATTGCCTATAGGGATCCTGTTACCGGCAATATAATAGATAAGAGCGAATATCTCTCTGGAAACGTAAAAGATAAGTTGGTAGAGGCTAGGGCGGCCTTGGAAGATCATCCGGAGTTTCAAAAAAACGTGGATGACTTGGAAGCCGTACAGCCAGAACGTATACCCTATGGTGAGATAAGTTATCGACTGGGGACTACATGGATCCCGTCTGAGTTTATAAATAATTTCGCTGATAATGTACTGGGTATATCTTACGCTAACGCTAATTTTATCCCGGAGATCGGTGAGTATATTCTTGATAAGAGGGCGTTCATAACCGATTACGCTAAAGCCGGTCAATTCAAGACTGAGAGAATGGACGCTATAGACGTGTTCAAGGCCGCTCTTAACCAACGTAAACCCAAGGTTTATGACGAGATTAAATATTATGAGGATGGTAAGCAGAAAACGAGAAGGGTCGTAAACGAGCAGGAGACACAGGCCGTTGCCGAGAAAATATCCGACATGTCCGATAAGTTCGTGGAGTATATTGATTCTAAAACGATGTTCCATGGTCGTATTGAGGACGTGTATAATGATAAATATAACAACTATGTACTAAAAAAGTATGACAAACCGGTTTTTGAGCATTATCCTAACGCTAATAAGAATATAACGCTTAGGGATCACCAGAGCAAGGCGGTACAACGTTGTCTATCCGAGAGCACGTTACTCGCTCACCAAGTCGGTACGGGAAAGACCTTTACCATGATTACGTCCGCTATGGAAATGAGACGGCTAGGTATAGCGAAGAAACCCATGATCGTTGTCCAAAACGCTACCCTAGAGGATTTCGTCCGTGACTTTTATAAACTGTATCCTTCCGCTAAGATTCTATCTCCGACAAAGGAGGAGCGTAACGCCGATAATAGGACAAGGCTGTTCAATCTTATAGCTACCGGAGATTTTGACGCTATCGTTGTCCCACAGTCATTCATGGCGTTTATCCCGGATAGCGAGGAAAGGAAAAAGGCATATATCCAAAAGCGTATAGATGATTTTGAGGAGGCTGTCGATCGCATAGAAGACAAGGCTTTACAGGAGAGATTGAAAAGGGAGGCCAAGAGTATGCGTGATTCTCTGGAAGGTATAAAGAAAGGGAAAAACGTAAAGGGCAAGGCAAAGACAGCGGAGACTATCACGGCCAAGACGGAGCGTATTCTTGACAGGCGGACTGATAACGTCATGACGTTTGAGCAAATGGGTGTTGACGCTTTGTTCATTGACGAGGCGCATAATTATAAGAAGATCGGGTTTCCAAGCAAGATGTCGAACGTTAAAGGTATCGATACGAGCGCGTCACAAAGGGCTAATAGTATGTTGCTAAAAGCCCAATGGATATCTGAGAATAATGGTGGTCGAAACGTGGTTCTGGCAACCGGTACCCCTATCACTAATACAATGGCAGAGGTCTGGACTATGATGAATTTCGTGGCACCCGATATCCTAGACGCGTATAATATCAATAGCTTTGACGAGTTCGCTACCACTTTTGGAACGGTTGAGCCCTCATTGGAGTTTACCGCTACCGGTAACTTTAAGATAGCCGAGAGGTTCAAGAGCTATACGAATGTCCCGGAGCTTATAAAGGCGTTCAGGAGCCATACGGACGTTGTCTTGACAGAGGATGTCAAGGAGTTCAAGGAAGACAAGAATATCCCTAAGTTGAAAGACAATAAGATGACCAATGTCATTGTCGAGAAGAACGAGGACTTGGAGGATGTCATGCAAACCCTTATCAAGGAATTAGAGGATTATAACAAATTGACAGGAAAAGAGAAGAAGGATAAGAGCGCGCTACCCTTGGTCGTGTTCAGCAAGGCTAAACAGGCTGCGATTGACCTTCGCTTGCTTAATCCTACATTTCCCGACAATCCTGATAGCAAGACAAACAAGGTGGTCGATAACGTGTTGAGATTATATAAGGAGAGCGATAAGGACAAAGGCACGCAACTTATATTCTGCGATAGTTATCAATCCCCTTCTGAGACTCCAAAAATGGATTTATTCGATGTCGATTTATCTGTCCCTCAGTTTAATTTGTACAACGATATAAAGGAAAAGCTTATCAAGGGAGGTATTCCGTCTAATCAGATAGCTATCGTTGGCAATTATGAGGGAGAAAGGAGAAACGCCTTGTTCGATAAGGTCCGTAATGGGGATGTGCGCATTCTTATTGGAAGCACGGAGAAAATGGGAGTGGGTGTCAACGTGCAAGATCGTCTATTCGCCCTGCATCATATTGACGCTCCAATCAGGCCTATGGATTTTGAGCAACGCAACGGTCGTATCTTACGACAAGGAAACTTATACGCCACATGGGATAAACCGGTGAACATCGTCACATATGGCGTTAAAGGTACCCTTGACGCTACCGCCTATGACAGGCTTCGTATAAAACAAAACTTCATCAACCAAATGATGAAAGGCGATATATCGTCTCGTGTCATGGAGGAGCAAGACGATAGTGATCCGTCTGGAATGACCTTTAGTGAGATGGCGGCGACGTTATCCGGAGATAAGACCGCCCAACTACTGTTTGTGGCACAGAACAAGTTAAAGAAACTGCAAAACTCCAAGAGGAGCGATCTTAACAGTAAGTCTTCCATGCGTGACTCTATATCTAAATCCAAACTTAGGATACAAGAATACAACAGCCGGAAGGATATCATGGAAAGGAACGCCAATATCGTAAAAGAGAACTTCCCTGATGGGGTTGAGTCCGTGACTGTTAAAGGCAATACTTTCAGCGATGGTATATCGAATGAGCTTACGCCCATTATTGATGATTACTATGATAGATATACGCTTGACAGAAACACCCCTCCTCTGAAAATCAGTCTCAATGGAGGAAAAGGCGAGGCAATCGTGCATTTCAATGAAGGAATGATGGTCTATAGTTTATATTTAGGAAAGGAAAAACTGGTTGAGAATCGTGATTTTAGCGGCGGCAGGGGTTTGATGGCTAGCATTGACAGGCAGTTGGGGATTCCCGCTAAATCCGTCTCAGATATAGCCACTAAAATAAAGGCAGAGGAAAACAAGATAGCGGGATTAGAGGAAGCCGTTAAGAAACCGTGGGGAAAAGAGGATGAACTTAATGCGGCTCAGGCAGAGGTTAATGATCTGCAGAGACAATTAGTTGAAAAAGCTAAAGCTGAGGATATTCAGTTAGAATCAACTCTTGACGTTGATGGTACGTTGGTAAAAGAGGAAGGAGAGACTCGATTTCGATTCATGGGAGTAGATACAATTAATAATCAAGATAATGTAAGTTCTATTGAATCCTCAATCAACGGTTGGTCAAACAAGCTTAATACCCCTGTCAGGGTAATCCATGACGTGGACGATATAACCGATACGGATGAGAATATGTTGGCCCGTAAGAGAGATTCCAAAGGCTGGTATGATACTTCTACCGGGGAGATAGTCATAGTATCACCTAATTCCACGTCCGTAGGTGACGCTCAAAGGACTTTCCTCCATGAGGTGGTAGGGCATCATGGGTTACGTGAGCTATTCGGGGATGATTTCGATACTTTCCTTGATAACATGTATCGGAACGCCAACGAGGATATCCGGAAAAATATCATTGACCGGACTAAAGGCAATCCTCTTAACTTGCGTGAGGCTACAGAGGAATACATCGCTGAATTAGCGGAACGTGGTTTCGATAACAAGGCCGAGCGTTCGTTATGGGAAAAGATCAAGGACTCTTTTCTTGATATGTTGAGAAAGGCCGGTATTAGCCTTGATTTCAAGTTATCGGATAATGACCTTCGTTATATCCTCTGGAGAAGCTATAAGAACTTGGAGCAAGGAAACTTGATGGATGTAGCCGAGGATATCGTGATGAGAAATAGATTAAGTCTTAACAATATAAATTTGAACGAAAATGGATCAATCGCAAGAGATATTGAACCTGAAAAAGGAAAACAACCTTCTGAAACAAAAGGTACTGGAAGGGAACTCGAGACAATCGATGGCGTTGATGAGAACGGAAACGAAAGTGAACGAGACCATATCGACAAACCAAGGGGAGTTGAAAACGCTATTGACGGAAATGAAAACGCAACTGACCGAAATGGAAAAAAGACTGACGGCCAAGTTGACAACGATGGAGACCAACTTGGCGGAGGAGATACGGGCGATAGGAACGGAAGTGTCCGGGATGGAATCGGCGGTGATAGGACTGTCATCGGACGTGCAGGATCTGAAAACAAGGGTAGAGGCGTTGGAGAAAGCGTAAGGGAAAAGACGGATGATTTCTCTTTCGCCGAGAAAACAATCCGTTTTAGGGAGAACGTGCGGAATGAGTCGGTATTGTTCGCTGATAATGATATCCAAGTAGTAGAGAAACAGGTAGGTTCCGCCAAAGATCAATATGAGCGTACCCTATCTACATCGTCCTATCAATTTCAGGAGGCGTTTCAGGATTCTATGCTAGGGCTTAAAACATTGCAGGATGCCGTGGCAAAGGCAACGAGGAGTCGTATATTGGATTATGAGAACGCTTATATGGCCGAGAATGCCCTTTCCTCTGTTAATGAAGCGGAGTTCAACGCTTATAGGAAAGCGGCTTTCGAGCCTATCTTAAAAGCGATGTCACGATTGGAAAAGATGGGATCCACCATTGATGAGATAAGGGATTACCTTATAACCAAGCATGGTATTGAGCGTAACAGGGAAATGGCCGTTAAACGAGCGTTGTCACAAAACTCGGAAACATATAAATCCCTGCTTGACGAGTATATCGGGAGAAGGAATGAGATACGTGAGAACGGTAGGTCTTGGGAAGAGCAGCAATCAGAAATGGATAGGCTTGCCGAGGAATACGGAGCTAATCTTTCTGATGATTTCAGCGGATTCACGTCCATGTATCCTAACGAGGATAACACGGGGTATGATCCGGATTCCGCAAGGAGATACGTATTGGATTACGAGTCAAGATATGATACATCGGAATTATCGGCCTCTGTCAAAAGAGCCACTGACGCTATATTGGCAAAGCAACGGGATAGCGGGCTTATGAGCCAAAATACGTTTGAGTCGATCAGCGATATGTATCAGTTCTATGTGCCTTTGCGTGGATGGGAGGAAACTACGGCAGATGAGGTTTACGCTTATCTTACATCCGAAAGCCAGACGTTCAACGCCCCTATAAAGACTGTCGTTGGGCGAAAGAGCAAGGCTGACGATCCTATAGCGACGATCGCTAATATGGCAGAAAGCGGAATCATGCAAGGGAATAGGAACTTGATGAAGCAAAAGTTTTTGACAATGGTACAAAACCATAAGACGGATCTCGTGAGCGTAAGCGAAATGTGGGTTCGTCTTGACGAGGCTTCCGGTGAGTGGATCGCCGTTTTCCCGGATATACCATCTAACGCCAATCCGGAACAGGTGGAGTCTATCGTGGAATCTTTCAACAAACGCATGGAGGAGCTATCCAATGAAAAAGGATCTAATGTCAGGCGTTCAAGGGATGCTATAGGGATACCTTACAAGATATTGCCAAAGGACTTGAAGGAGCATCAAGTGATCGTAAAGAGAGCCGGCAAAGAATACGTGCTTACCATAAACGGGAACCCAAGGGCCGCTCAAGCGTTGAACGGGCTTACAAACCCGGATAATACGAAAGGATGGCTCGGTACCGTGGAGAGATACGCCGGATGGCTGAACCGTAACTTGGCGGCTAACTTTACGACACGTAACCCTAACTTCATGGTAAGTAACTTCCTTCGTGACGCGCTTTATTCGAATACTACCGTATGGGTCAAGGAAAGTCCTGTTTACGCTTGGAAGTTCAATAAGAATTTCGCTATGGTAAACCCGATCAATATGTATCGTCTGGTCAAGGGGTATGAGAACGGTACGTTGGATATGAGCGATCCCTTGAATAAGGCATATCATGATTTTGTAATGAGAGGAGGAGAGACTGGATACACCAATTTGAGAGACGTGGAAGCCAAGAAGAAGGCGATCCAAAAAGAGCTTCAATACTCCAAGCAAAAGGTATCTATCGGAAAGGCTTTGAAAATACTAGGCGAATGGATGGACTTGTTCAATAAGAGCGTCGAGAATTGCGCTAGGTTCGCCGCATTTCTTACTTCTAGGGAAATGGGGCGAAGCATGGATAAATCCATTTATGACGCTAAGGAGATATCCGTAAACTTCAATAAGAAAGGGGCGGGTTCAAAATTCTTGAATACTGAGGGGCAGACCAAGATAGGTAACGCTAGCGCTTTCACGTCCGGATTGTCAAGATCCATGTATGTATTTTGGAACGCTGGTGTACAAGGTATGTATAATTTCGGAAGGCTGGCCAAGGATAATCCCAAAAAATTCTTGGGGTTAGCGTCCTCTTTCTATTTGCTTGGCACGATCATGCCTATGCTCGCGGCCGCATTTGGGGATGATGAAGATGATGATTACTACGATCTTCCGGAATACGTGAGACGTAATAATATCTGTTTCCGTAACGGTGGAGGAAATTGGATTACAATTCCTATGCCCATAGAGTTAAGGGCTATATATGGACTAGGAGAAATGTCCTCTGGAATAGTTTCCGGAAAGGAGAAGTATACCGATAAAAAGATGGCCATGAAGATAGCGGAGCAAATGTCACAGGTTCTCCCTTTGGACATGATGGAGGGAGGTGGAGGATTCTCCGCTTTCGTCCCAAGCTCGGTAAAGCCATTGATTGAGGCCGGAGATAACAAGGATTGGACAGGTTTGCCTTTATATAAGGATAACGATTTCAACAAGGGTATGCCGGAATGGACAAAGGCTTTTAAGAGCGTGGATCCCGCTATATTGGCAATGACTAAATATGCCAATGAACTGACCGGAGGAGATAAATACACTACGGGTACCGTTAACCTAAACCCAGCCATTATAGAACATATATTGGACGGCTATTTCGGAGGTATTGAGGCTACACGTTCCCAGATGGTCAAATCCGCTGAAACCGCTTGGGGTAGTCGTGATTTTGACTGGAGGAATATCCCTGTTGGGAACCGTCTTATAAAAAGTGGTGATGAGCGAACGAGAAAGAAAGCCATAGATAACGCTTATTATGAGAATCTGGAGGAAATGGAGAAGATCGGACAAAGATTGAGAGGATATCGTAAAGAATTGTCTAATCCACAGAACGATAGTTTTGATATGGCTGAGTATCAAAAAAAATTGAATGATCTTATGATGAGCGATGAATATCGTAGATATATAGAATTTAACAATCTTAACAAATTGTATCAATCAATGGGTGAGTATTTGAAGAAGGTAGATGATGAAAGATTGGAAATGGAGTTATACGATTTGAAAGCTATGATGAATGAGATAGCTAATGGTAAATAGGTGAAGTGGCGGGTGACGTTGGTGTCACCCGCTATATGTTATCAAACAGATAGTATAATATACTTCATGTAAAATAATGAAGTACTTTTGTGAAACCTAAATCTATTTTACCATGGAAGAAAATATTGATATGCCTATTGAGCAAGATGTGACTATAGAGCTGATATTGTCTGTATTTAAAAATTATTCAGACTCGAAGCGGATGAAAGAAATAAAAGACATAATAGTTTCATTAATTCATCCTGATGAATTGATAGTTGACTCTGAAGAGAGAAGTCGTATAGAAAATAAAGTGGTTGAACTTATATCCATAGATAAGAGAAGAGGGGACGAATCCGAGCTCAAATATTCTAACGGTAAATATAGTAAGAGAAAAAAAAGATCAGATCCTAAACCTATAGTGGATCTATTGCCCAGCGTGGAGTATACAGGCACCGCCGGAGAATGCGCCGTGATATCAGAGCTGTTGTTTTCCGGTTACAATGCAAATAGGATGATGGTCGATGAGGGCGTAGATATAATAGCGGTAAAGGATAATATCTATTATTATGTACAGGTAAAGACTACGACCATAAAGGATGGGCGTGTTTATGCGCAGATAAAAACAGATAGGTTCAACCAATTTATGTCCGCACAAATAAGATATATTATTGTAGCAAGGTATGATGATCATGGGATTTCCCGTAATATGTTCTTCTCTTTCACTCCACAGCAAATAGATCAGGCGGCTTATGAAGGATGTATAAAGAAGAATGAAAACACGGTAAGTATAAAGATAAAGTTTAATGATAAAACCGGGAAGCCTTATCTTTATGATAACAATGAGTGTAGTTGTGCTTGGAATTGGAACAAGAAGGATCTTTTAGGATAAAATTTTAAGACTATGCCAAATATAAAGAAGAAATATATTCCTTTTTTTGTTCCCGCTTTGCTTTCAGTGATAGCGTTTTTTTATATTCCATCTCCATCCGAATTTAGCGATGAGAATCATGTGTATGTAAAAGCTTTTGATACTTATATGGAAGTTCTTAGCGTATCTACATGGCTTAGGGTCATTATACCGTTCTTTTTGTACTATATAGGAACTGTATATGAATTTTCTAAGAAAAGAGGAGATAGCGCTTTCCGGCTTTCATTATATTCAACATTGGCATTCATATCGCTATGGTTGTTCTGCATTCAATTATCAACGGAATTTCATACACCTTGTTTATTACTCTTGTTCGCTTCGGTTTATACGTTCTTTTTCCCTTGGATAGGTAATAAAGTTAATTTGTTTTAGAACCGTACTTGCTCTGCTAACGAAGTATATTTCCTATGGGATGAAGCTATTGATCGTTTTGAGGTATCTAAAATAGAAAACTCCCCAAATCCTCACGGACAAGGGAGTTTTTATTATTTAACTATAATCTATATGAATGGTTTTCAGACAACCTTAAACGATCCGATTCTCACGAACGAGAGCGTTTGTAATATCTAAATCCATATCTAAACAAAGACATACTTAATCATCATTGCCGATCCTCCCGGAATAGCAACGGTGGGTATATCCGTCTTAAAATGCTTCCCAATACCACCCAAGGGAAGCTGGAAATATTTATTCAAACTATATTTTATGCCATAAGGAAAGGAGTGTGCCCCCATCCTCCAAAGCTATTCCCTTGACATAAATATACCTCTGGTTCTCACGAAAGAGCGGTATGACATTGATAAAATTATTTTATGAATACAACCTAGTGTAATATCTTTAAGTAATGACTCCGGTCCATCACGGATGAGAGCCATAAGGGGTTATAAATATATAACATACCATATACGCATAAAAAAAACGTGGCGCCGTCGCAACTACCAAGACCCGGTGTCCCCACGCCAACATAACAGGTAGTAAGCAACGGCCCACGTCTTATATATAGATTATATATACAAATAACGTGGGCGTATTGTTGCTATCGGCTCCCTGTTATGTTTATAAATTTGGGGAATTTAGGTCTTTATAGGAGACGATATCTTTAACGCCACAATGTGTGTCACGTCTTATATTCTAATCAGTGACTATGCGAATATACTCTATTTATTTTATATTAGTAAAAAATAAGTCGTATTTTATTTATCTAATATTGATTTTTACAGGGGAAACGTTCATGCGCACGCTATAAACTCGACTCATTTTTGGGATATGAATCAAGATATCCCGTTGATTCTTCTTTGATTATAGAAGGCTTAGGCATATCCTCTGATATGAGCGCTCCTATCATGTCTGTCATCAATATATCGTCGTGATTGCCACGACCGGGAATATTACCGTAACTACCGTCCGGACGTTGCTCGTATTTTGACGCTTCCTTGTACATACGCTCATCCGGGTCTATAAACATATCGTCCTCGAACGCCACTATGAAATTATCCACCATGTCCTGCTTGGTCTTCTTGTTGGTCTGGAAGCCTATCTTCTTGTATATGCCGTTCCTTATGTCCTCGGGATCCGTCGCCGCTCGCATGTAAAGATTAGGATAGATATCCTCTATCTTTTTCAGTATGCCACGAATATGATCGCCTTCCTCCACGAACTCTGATGCCTCTGATTTTTTCTTATCAAACGTATTGCTCTCGAAGGCGAGAAGGGCGTTCTTGTAGTATCTGGCGATCTTGACGGCTTTGTAGGCGAGCCAATCGTATCGTATATGACCGTGCCATCTAGCTACCACCTCCGGCTTTCCTCCGCTAAATCGTAAATTCCATCTGTTTATCACTGTTATACATGAGGGGTCTGAGTTCTTGCTACGTCCACCGACATCGACGATGACAAGATACTCGTTGGATGTCCTTGTATCATCGGGCCTCTTCCAGATTCTCAACAGGCCGTTCGGATTCTTGGTGAGAATTATCCTCTTGGTCTTCTCTGATTGGGATATGTCGCCAATGAACTCTGGGGGTGATACGTATCTTTCCCGCATCACCTCGATCGTATAGATATTGAACACGAGATTACCGGAATACTTAAAGCACTCGACATCGTCGGATGGTGCCTCGGATGCCATCGAGGCGTGATCATGGAACGAGGCCCTTTTCTTGATATACCATTTGATGTGCTCCAGCGTAGCTCCTTTTTCCCATAGAGACCATAGATACTGTCCCGGCTCGCTATTGTCATTAGGGGAGGTCGTAACATCCCTTCCCTCTAATAGATCCAATATGAAAAGCCGGGTCTCTTTCTTGTCCTTGAATCTTATCATGTCGTTCTCGATAAAGAAGAACGGTATGAATAGCGCCTTACGGGATGACGTGCCCTCCTTGGCCATTTGGTACTCATCATAGAAATAACCGGCCATGCCGTTAGCCGTAGACTCGGAGATCTCCATGGTCAACGGTCTCTCCAATATATTCGAGTCTATGTTTGTTATAACCTGCTCCGCCGATTTGCCATCCGTTGTTTTCCAGTAGGCTACCTCCGAGAAGTGGGCCATGGCATAGTCCATACCACGTGTTGACTCGAAATTCTCATAAGATGCCACGGTTATCACGTTATCACGTACCTTGTTCCCGGACGGGTCGGTGATTATGGAGTCGGACGCCGAATGCTCGTAAGGGGCGAATTGTAACTTGTCAACACCATATATAAATCCCGGGATATTATCGAGAACCTTTTTATACATGGCCTTGATACGTCTGGCGGTATCTTTCGTCTGGGCTATAATTACGGAATACCATCCTTCCATGACGAATAGCTGTATCCACGCCATATAGAGCTGTACCAAGGTGGAACCTCCCCATTGCCGGGCTTTCAATAATATTATACGGATCGGGACTCCCTTATGCCTCATTTCCTCCAGAACGGATAGCACGTAACGTTGGGCGTAATTAAGCTCGAAGGGGATCATTTCTCCCGCCTCTTTCGACTTGATCTTAAATAACGAGAAAAAGGCGAAGGACGGGTCTCTCGAGCAACGGGCCCAAAATAGCATGTTGGCCACGTCCTCCTCATTTATCCCATCTGAATCCGGGTACAGCTCGTTGAACCTTATCGTGTAGTCCTTTATGGAACCGGCTTTCAGGACATCCTGATACAGATCGTTCTTGAAAACCTCCTCGGTAAGCCACTGTACCCTTATGGGGTAATCATCTATGACAACCCTATGGCTATGCCCCTCCATTCCACGCCCCGTGAATTGGTCGTGCGTGCCGAATATATTTTTCAGCCTCTTGTTATTCTCGGCCAATATAGACTCAACCTCTTCCGTGAACGCTAATTTTCTGTATGACTCCATAGATGATATAGGCTATTAGGAATGACAGCAAGTGTATCCTCCAGTTGAATAAGGGGATAAACGCCATGACGATATTGCTCAATATTATTCTCCAAAGGCTTAGTTTATAGGCGTGATATCTGCGGGCGTAACATCCCATGATAAATCCGGACATGCCGCATGTAGGAACCGGCAATGAGGCTAGTGGTACGAACGAGGCCAAGACGCAAGACACGTAACCGATCAGGCATGTTTTCACACGAGGCTTAAACTGGAATAAGGCGATAAGATTTAATGATAAATGAAAGATGTTTGCGTGGGTGAACGTGTAAAGGAAATGGTCGTATGGTATGGAATTGGTATCGAAATAGAAATGTTTACCTGCGAGTTGGAGTATGACGCTTGTCAAGGCGATTATTAATGAAGGAATCAGTCTTTTTAGCTTACCTTCCATTTTTCCTTTCCCGGTTGATGCGTTGTATTATCGCCAACGCCCGTGAATAGGATATGTAAAAACAGGGGGCCGTTTGATAGACCGCGAAAGAGGTGATGAAATAAACGGAGCTTCCCTTGAATTCTCTCTTTTTCTCCAGCTCTTTGTAAATCTCATAAATGTCATCGATCATCTTGTTCCTGATCGATCGACCCTTTTCCTTGGTCTTCCCTTTCCTGATCAGCAGGATTCCCCTATACGCTTGAAGGGTGGAGATCCAGAACCTAGAGGCATGTGAGGATATAGCCCTCATTACCGCCTCTCGGTGGGATTTCACTTCCCTCATCTTCAAAGCACGTCTATAAGCTTCGTAAAGCTCCATGTCCCGCTCTGGGATGAAATCTACGCCATTAACCATAAAGAACGCTTGTTTTGGTGAACATCACAAAGATAGAAAATAGATTCACATGTTTGATTATTCTTAGGGTTCATGGGTTAAATAAAATAATCAAAATAACAAAACGGATATACCTTATTATTTTCCTTTGCCTAAAACAAAATCGATTAAGGTATGGCAGATATATCTAACAAAGAGAGATTCAGACAAAGATACGCCAAACGGAATCCGGATCTTAACATGGATGACGAGGAAGCTTACTATGGCTCGGTCAACCAGTTCATGGACGAGTATGAGGGTTACGAGGGAAACTCTAAGAAAATGCGGGAGAACCTATCGAAGAGTCCCGCTTTCGCCGAGTTGATGGTAGCCGCTAGGGATCAGGATGATTTCGATCCCGTTGTGTGGATGGTACAGAATAAGGGGCTTGACTTAAAAGCCTTGGCCGATGATCCCGATTATTCGCAAAAGCTGGCCGACGCTCATAACGCTTACTTGGAGAAACTGGCGAAACAGGACGAGATCGAGAAACAAATGTCGGAGAATATGCCGGCTAGCGTGGAAGGGATAAGGGCGAAAGCCTCGGAGATGGGCCTTTCTGACGATCAAGCGGAGGAGGTTATAGGCAAGATGTATCAAGTCATGGATGACTTGATCGTCGGTAAATTGGATCCGTCTATTTTCGAGATGATGGCCAAGGGCATGAATTATAACCAAGACGTGGAGGCCGCGCGGGAGGAAGGCGTTGCGGAAGGGATCAACAAGAAAGTTACCGACAAGTTAAAGGATCTTAGCGGTAAGCAGGAAAGGCCGAGAGGAAGACAAGGAGCACGGCAGGAGAAGCCGGTTACGCAAGACGTGAACAATCCTTTTTTATAATAAGAATAATAACAATTAATACTTTTGCGATGAATAAATTATTTAAAGACAAGATGTTTTGGGTCAAGGCTTTGTTCTTTGTCTTGGCGGTATTGACCGGTGGAGCGGCTATGGCCGTGGAGATCGGGGAGAATGGAAGTGATACGGATCCCAATGATGGCAAGCCGTTGGAGAACGCGACCCCGGACGCAGCAGGTAAGGGTATTGATCAGCAGGGGCAGGGGGCTACCGGATCTGCGGTCACTGACGCTGATCTGGCCGAGAACAAGGTAGAGGATTACGTCAGTAAATTTCAAGCGTACAAATATCCCATGCACACGGATTTCCTCAAGCTCGCCAAGCAAGTCCATGTCAACACGAAGGAACCGGAGCATTACAATATTGGCGAGGCTATAATGGATTGCGTTACCAAGGCGGCTGTGACCAACACGGACAAGGACGCTGAGGTAAAGCTTAGCTTGTACAAGAATGACGAGAAGTTATTCGCAGAGTGCAACACCGTCTTGGTAGACGGCGTAACCGGATATGATGAGAACGGAAATTCTGACGGTAGCCCGTTGGTGCTCTATGTCGTATCGGCGGATAAGGCTAACGGCATTATGGTAGCGGCTCTTAATGGCCCGTTGGATGAAGGCAAAAACATGTATGTGCCGGATTTGAAAGCGGGTACCGGATTGCATATCATGGCCCCGGCCATGAGTGAGAGTGAGGTGGAGATCGCCCCGGATTCCGCTTATCCCAAGAAAGAGATCGCCTACTTGCAGAAGAAGGTCTGTCCGATCACGTGGACGGAATTCTTCGAGCGTATCAACAAGAAAGCTAAGTGGAACGTGCAGGACTTGAAGGATTGGACTTTGTCTAATTTCCGCAAGAAATGTACACGCACGATGTTGATCGGCGTAGGAACGAAGTCCTTGAAGTATGGCTCCAAGAAAACAGGTACAGAATACGTGTATTTTCAAAAAGGCGTGTTGAGACAATTACGGCTGGGTTACCAGATCGGTTCGACATTAGAGTTCGCCGATCTTATCGGTATCACCCGTATGCTTTTCGGAAAGTACTCGAACACGAACGAGATGGACGTGTATTGCGGTACCAAGTTCATCGAGAAGTTGCTGAACATCGATTTCACGAAACATAAGGATATCTCATTCGTCAAGAAACAGAATATCGGTATCGATATCTCCTCTTTCGAGACCACTTTCGGAAAGTTGAACTTCAAGGTCGAGCATGCCCTTGACGATCTTGGATATGAGGAATGCGCCGTCGCTTTCCCGATGTCCGAGGCCAAGCGTTATTACTACCAGAAAGGAAAGACTCTTACCGTGGATCATTCCAAGGGAGAAGGCGGTGAGGTACGGGAGGCCAAATCCCAATATTATATTCAGGATGACTGCTTGATGCTTACGGGTTATAACTCGATGCTGATCGGTCCGGACGTGACAGTGAGCGGATATAAGCTGTCTATGCTTGACACAGTCGTTTCCAGCGTGGCTTCCCTGAGTTCCGTATCTACACCGAAAAAGGACGATGTGGTTTACTTGACCGTAGCGGACGATACGCACGCCGTCGGATTGTATGTATATGACGGTACCGCATGGAAACCATACAAGGGAGAGATTAACGTGTAAACTGTAATATTGTCAAACAAGACCCACCGGAGCAAACGCACGGTGGGTCTAATAAAATCAATCGAATGATCACGAAAACATATGAGTTGGTAGGCAAGGATAATTGCATGCTCCGTACTATATACTGCGGCACAAGGGTCAGCATGGAGTTCAAGGGCGGTAATTTCATCAATGGCAAGAACGCCTTGCTACGGACTAGCAACCCTTTCGTACAAGACGCTATCGAGAATGATTGCCGATTTGGTACGTCTATCCGGCTCGTCTCTACGTTAAAAGACGATGATGTGTCTGGTGTCTCGGTCATGAGGAACTCGAGAGGCCGGGAAAAACAAGTGAAAGAGGTCAAGACCGTAAAGAACGTGAATGATGCTATTGACTATTTCGCCAAGATGGGCTATAAAGTGGAGAACGATGATATGCTCGAGGAGTTAAAGGATAAATTAAGTGTCTCGTTCCCGAACATGAAATGATATGGATATTGGCGTGAGCGACATAGTGAGTGAGGTCAAGATCTGCATAGACGAGATCGGGCTTAATGACGCTGAGTTCCTAGGAACGCAGGATAACGAGGAAATGGACACGATTATCAAGTCCAAGATATCGGAGGCGTTGCGCTTCGTGAACGGTAATGCGGACTGGAGCCTGTTGGAACCGAACAAGATAATAACGGACGGAACCATAGAGGAAGATCTTGTCGCTCATGTAAGCTTGCCGGAGAACTACTCTCGGATTTGTTACGCTAGGCTATCATCATGGCCTTTATTTATTTCAGATCCTATCTATTGGAACGATAAGGAATACGCCACGCTGTCGGATCCATACGCAACGGGGACATGGGAAAGACCTAAACTGGCGTTGACCATGAGGCCGGGTAAGACATTGGAGCTATATAAGGCGAAGGATAAATCCGACACGTTCGAGATTGGGATCATAACGGACGAGGATATAACGGATAGCTTGGAGGTAAGCCCCAAGCTGAAAAAGGCGCTGATCTATTATATATCCGGCCTCACGTTGCTTACTTACAGGGATCAGCACGCGGACAGTATGTTTAATCAAGCGTTGGTTCTTATGGGTGTCAATCCATCCGGGGCCAACTCCAATCAATAACAAGACTATAGAATCATGGTATACATATTCAAGGACAGGTTAATTCGGGTAGAGTGGACTATTTACAAGGGGATAAGCCCGGTGAAAGAGGATTTCTCCCGATCTAATGTAAAGGTTTTTCTATTAGGCAACCGGGAGAAATATCTACTTCAAGCGAGAGCGGACAAAGGCACGCTTTATGTAGACATTCCTTCAGGGTTGGAAGAAGGAACTTACTCTATCGAGGTGATATGGGTCAAGAATATGGATCATGTCTTTGATACACGAAGCGTATGCCGCTCCAAGAAAGAGGATCTTTTCTCTATTACCGAATTTGAGGACGAGGCTACGAATATCGGAGAAGGCGTCGTCGTGCTGAAAGTAAAGACCTCTACCGCCACTTATGGCTATGATGGTTTGTCCTCATACGAGCTGGCCGTATTACGTGGGGACTGGAACGGTACGGAAGGAGAGTGGCTGAAGCATGAGCGTTACGTAAGCGTACTCGATTCCCGTGGTGATAGCGAAGTTGATACCATGAGCCAAAAGGCCATTACCGATGAGTTGGAGGCACAAGACAATGCCATAGAGGATATTAGAGAAGATACGGAAAAACTTGATAATCGTGTAGAGAAAGCGGAGGACAAGGTTAATAATATGGGGGATGTCGTTGATGAGATCAAGAGCCATGCCCCGGTATCAGCCCATCCCGCCGGTTTCAAGCCGGACATCGACCTTACCCCGGAGATCACGGTAGACCGTGCTTGGAGAGACCATGAGGGTAACGTTATCCGTGATACGTACATTACCCGGAGAGGATTGCGGAACGAGATAATCGACATCACCAACCAGCAGGTAACGGACTTGAAGCCCGGTTCCGTCGATCCGGACGATCTTTCCGAGGCTACGAAGCAATTGATCGGTAACAAGAGCATCACCAATCTTCCGGACGAGGAGGATATAACCGTGACGGATAACCAGACCTTGAAGTTGAAAGATAAGGAATACGCACCGAAGGATTACTCCGGCATGGGACGTGTGTATCTCCGGAAGCATTACGTGAACGGTGTGAACACGCTCACGCAGCACATGATGAGAAAACCGAACACCATCTACATCATCCAGTACGACTACTGCCTAGCCGGGCAGACGATCGAGGTGCCGGAGAATTGCGTGCTGGATTTCCAAGGGGGGAGTTTGAGGAATGGATGTGTATGTGGAAATAAAACAAAAATATCAAGTAAGAAAGATTGTATGATATTTGGAGATCAAATAGAAATACAAGGAAATTGGAAAGTGAAAAATATTTATGATGGATGGTTTTACTTTAATGATAGTAGTGAGTATGTTAGTAATAATCTGATTAAACAAATATTTGCTTTGTCTGATGATTCTTTTTATAATGTTATACATTTTGACGAGAATAGGACTTATAGAATTTCATTACAATATAACGGAAATGCTAATTTAGGTACACATATAAGACCTAATTATGCTAAATTATACACGAAAGAATATTCTTTCTTAAGAGTATTTGATGTGTTTACTTCAAATACTCACTGGATAATGAATAACAGGATACAAATGTTATCGACCAATCAAGGTGCGTATATGTTATTCTATATAGAGGATAAGGAGAATATAACAATAACAGGTTCTGGGAGTATTTTGGGAGAAGCTAGATCCCATTCTTATTCTGTTCCTTTTGTGGATAATTCTACATATTATGGAGAATATGGAGAAGTACTTATGTTTGCATCTTGCAATAATATAATATTAAGAGATTTAACGATAGGAGAGAGTTTTGGTGATGGAATCGCTATTGTACCTAAAATAGTGAAATATATATCTAGTACGGAAGGTATTATTGGACCTCCTTGTAAAAATGTGGAAATCGATAATGTAAAAATACTATACAATAGAAGAAATGGTATTTGGACTGCGGGGCACAATGTAAAGTTGGTTAATTGTTATTTTGAAGGAAATGGTTCGGATGAAATAAGGGGAACTGCTCCAAGATGTGGTATAGACTTTGAAAGTGATTATATAAGCATAAACAAAAATGCTGTTAATAAAAACACAGTTATGTCCAACTGTACTTTTTATAGAAATAAATATGATGTGTCTTCTTTTGACTGCACCAATGAAGATTCTACAGAATATGGGGTCGTAATAAATAATTGTATGTTTACTGCACCATTAAGAATTAATAGAACATATTGGTTGAAGTTTAATAATTGTTATATACCACAACTTAGTTCTCATGATAACGGAATAGGTTCTTGGGTTTACTCGAAAAATGTAGTTTATGAGAATTGTCAGTTTGGAGAATTATACCCATACCTTATAGCAAAAGCAAAAGAATACGATAATAAATTTATAAACTGTACATATCCTGAAGATACTAAGTATGAAACCTTATTCGAGTTGGGAATAGATAAAGCTCAAGCTATAAAATTTACTTTTGACACGCCTTTATATGGAAAAGTCGATTTTAAGGTTATAAGTACTATGATTGATGGATTCTATTATATTAATGAAACTAAATATCTTCTAGGAAATACAAGATCCAGTCTGGTGGATACAAAAATATATAACAGAAGCGATACTACCTCTTATTCCCGTATGTATAATAAGATATCTGTGTTATCGTATCCAAATATTGAAAATGATAAAATTGTAATTTATTTGGCAAATGGAGGAGATATTGAAGGCGATAGAATAGACGGAGTAATAACTAATGATATATTTTTAAGTTCAAATATAAAGTATAGTATAATAAAAAGAGGAGAAAGCTCTGGTTCTGGACCTGCAATTAGTGGTAATGTCTGTTCAAAGGTTTCTACGTTGAAATGTGAAATAATCAACATCGATAAAATTCCTTCTAATGTAAAATTTCCTAAAAATGAAATGTTTAAAAATATTGAAGGGGAGTCTAGCTCTGATTTTGTGTTACCTAACAACTTTGGGGGTAAGATGTTTTATGATGTAAATTATAAAACTTTAGCGATATGGGATTCTTTTCAAAAAAAACTTGTGGATTATGATGGATATTCTCACATTAACAGGAAAATATATTATGGGGATTTGGAAGGTTTAAAATCTAAATTATCTAAAAATGACTTAGGAATAAGTTTTTATATTATTGATCTTGCATCAACTGTTTTCTGGGTTGGAGACATGTTTATGAATATTGATGGAAGTGTTTTTTCAAATAATATTCCAATACCTAGTAAGTATGCATTTATGAATTTTATTACAGAAAATAATGTGACATATGTTATAAAAAATAATATTGTTTTAGAAGATGATTACACGCTAAATTTACCAAATAATATTACCTTGAAATTTGATGGTGGAACTTTGCATGGAGGTAAAATAGTACTTGATAATACAAAAATATTGCCAAACGGATGTATATTAAAAGATTTTATAAAATCGGAAATTTCAGGAACGTACGCTAAAGGTCAATGCTTATATGACACAACATTGAATAAACCGAAATGGTGGAACGGAACTAACTGGGTCGATGCCACCGGAGCTACCGTATAACCATTAAAACATTATAATCATGAGACAATTCATATACAAAATCATCAGAAAGATATTCAAGCTTGTATTCTCTGTTTACAAGCCGAAGGTAAGGACATTGTACAAAGGCCGTAAGAACATCGATCTTACGGAGAACGGCGATCAGCGCATAAGGGTAGGTAAGCCTTTCTATCTGGCCGGGAACATCTACAAATTAGATCAGTTGGATAATACGAGCGTATTCAATCTGGCCCTTTACAAGAAGGAAGGCGAGGATTGGGTAAAGGCTAACGACCTAGACTTGATCTTGAAGTTGAACGCCGGCTACAACATATTTTACGTATAACGAATTAAAGCACGATACATCATGGAAGAGCAAAAAGATATTTGCGAGGGTTACGAGAGGGATAGCGTACAGCAGCTAGACAAGCTGGCCAAGGATAAGAACGAGCGTTTTCCTATCTATCCGTTGACATACATTCAGGCCGTATATGACGCTAGGACGAAAGAGAGGCTTGATTCCATATTGTGGAAATGCAACAACGTGTATTTGCCTTGGATGGGATCGGCGGGGGATACCCGTATACAATTGCCTTTCTGGATGAGAAGGAAGGGTATCATAATCACTTACAAGAACCTTGACGAGGAGACGATAACCGAGAAGCTCACCTATGATCTTTGTATCGCCGATGATTTCTTCCGTCTTGACTCCTCTTGGACTAGGATAACGGACGCCCTCCCGGTCGGGGGTAACATAACCATAGGCTCTAACGGCAATTGGTTTCAAGATGGAGTTGATACCGGCTTCAAGGCACAGGGGCCTAAAGGGGACAACGGGCTTACTCCCATGCTTCGCACGGTTAATAACAAGCTTCAATACTCGTATGATGAAGAGGTATGGAATGAGATCTCTGAGTATATCGCCGCTTGGTTCCGCTTTCAAGACAATAAGATCCAGATATCACGGGATCAGAAAACATGGTCTGACCTGTCAAAGCCGTTCACGCAAGACCTATATATAAAGGGGTATGTCGCTACCTCTTCAGCCCTGCCCTCTACGGGCGTGAAACAGGGTGATATCTACATGGTAGGCCCTACGTACGCAGCTGAGGACACGGAACATAAGAATCCTATATACCGGATGTACGTGTATAACGATTCAGGATGGGTGGATAACGGGGTTTTCCAAAGCATAGCCGCCGGTGTGGTTCATACGATCGGGAATAGCGAGACGGAGGTCATGAGCCAAAAGGCTGTTTCATCCATCGTCGGCCTAGACACGTACCCAGTCTTCTCCGATACCAAGCCCTACATAAAAGGCGAGATCGTTAATTACGGCGGTCTCTTGTACGAGTTCACGGCTGATCATGAGGCGGGGGCGTGGATTGGCACGGACGCGAGGGAGACGAGCTTGATTGAAATGTCTGGAACTACTCAAGAGCAACAAAAAGAATACATCTATTCCATTATAGATTCAAATGGTAAATTATTGTTTGGAATTAAAAGTGATGATGGTCATCCCATAATATTGAATCGTGACTTAATCAAAGATATAGATAAAATTATTAGCATGATTGATGATACTAATAAATCATATCCGGTACAATGGGATTACGATATTCGAGAGTTTCTCCAAGTGGAGCTAGACGATAAATATAAAATATTAGGAGCTACTTTTCCAGACGGAAGCCACTATTTGTATAATTTAAAATCAGAAACCATATTAGAAGAAATAGATAAAAAAGAAGATTTTGAAAATAGATTAGAGATTACATTAGACAATGATGGTAAAATTTTATCATATAGGGATAAGGATGGTGTTAAGCATGAGCGTGGATTAGAAGTAGAAACATTGTCTGTTAGTAATATCGAATTAGAGGGGAATAGTGTAAACGATATAAAAAAATATTTGTTGGATATTGGATTTGATGTAAAAACCCCTATAGATTGGAGTGATAGTTCTTTTATTCAAATACCAGAGCCTCGTTTTGCTATAATAAATATTACAGGTATTGATTCCATGCCAACACAAAAGGGTCAAGACTTAAATGCGTGGTTAGAATTTTGGGACATGCAAGGTAATTATTTTAAAAAACGAGTTGTAGCAAACGCCCAAGGTAACAGCAGTATGCAGTTCATTAAAAAAAATGCATCATTTGATTTCTGTGATGATGAATGGATAGGTGATGATACTCCAAACATAAGGTTTGGAACATGGGTCCCACAGGATAGCTTTCATATGAAGGCTTATTACACTGATTTTTTTCGTGGTGTTTGTCCGGTTTGTTATAAATTGTATGATCAAATAGTTAAAAGTCGTGGGAATACCTCGGATCGACCATGGAAAAAAGCCCTTATTGATATGAGCAAGATAAAAGCTACTGCGACCAGTTTAGGAAATCCTATTGTTGACGATTATTCGTTACAAACGGATACTGGAGCTAGATGTTTTCCTGATGGGTTCCCGGTGGCTTGTTATCTTAATGGGACGTTCTATGGTATTTTCTCATGGCAATTAAAGAAAAGCAGAGAGAACTATCATTTAGATAAAAATAACGCTAAAAATGTACATCTAGATGGATTGTTGAATGAGAAAACACTTTTTGGAGGAAGAAATAATATAAAATGGGAAAAATTTGAGGTTCGTAATCCCAAAAATCTATATACGCTTCAAGGTAAAGAGTATGATGCAGATGTAAAACAAGAAGAAATAGCTGGGTATGATGAAATTAATGCTTGGATTGAAACAGGAAGTCTTCCAGACGGATCTATAATTACTAGTAAGATAGAACAACGTCTTAGAATTACCGCCGAAGTTAAGAATTATATATATAATTTTTCTGATTCTATTGGTGTTATAAAAACAGCTATGGAAAAATATGAGCAGTCAGGTAAGACTGAAGATGATTTAAATACATTTAAATCCGTATATGAAGTATATTTTGACAAAGATAATATAATAGATTACATGATCGTTTCCGATTTGATCAGAAATGAAGATGGATTTAGTAGTAATTGGCAATGGTTTACGTACGATGGTATTAAGTGGTTTGTTGGTTTGTACGATTGCGACATGGCTTTTGGAGCTCATTTTTCAGGAACTTTAATAAGAGACGTACTTACAAATCATATTAGCTCATCATTGTATTTACCAAATGGTTATGTAGTAAAGTATTATTCAGATGAATTAAATACTAGATACGCAAATCTAGCTGATGCTGGAATCGCAACTAGTAAAAATATTTTCGGATTGCTAAAAGATTGGACCATGCGTATTGGAACTAGTTTTTTTGAGAAAGAATATAGTAAATGGCCAGAAACTCCTTGTATAAGTAATAGTGAGGTTAGAATAGATTATTGGGAGATTGTAAAGGATGATAATGGCAATTTTGAAATAGGACATGAAGAAACGTTTGATGCTACGGTTTCATACGCTGTTGGAGAAACCGTGTTCTTTGGATTAAACGAAATTATGGGGTATTTTAAATTTAAATGTATAAAAAATACGATCGCATTACCGACGAATAATCCACATACAATAAGTACATACTCCCCTATAAAGATATTTAAATTTTGTGATAATATTTATAGGGTAGAAAAATGGATAGATAAGAATTTATCTAATATGGATAAAATATATAAATATAAATAATATTAAAATATAAAATCATGAATGTGTGTTTAGTAACAAGATTAAAAGGAGAAGTAAAAGATGCTTCCCTAAGAAAAATCGGTGAAATGCGATTTAAAATTCATAAAGTTGATAGTCCGACAGGATCTACCCAAGGTTTTTCTGTTTATCTTACAGAAAATGCAACATTGTATATTGTTGGAGATGGCTATTTTACAGATGCTACACTAACAGAAAACAAAGGGAAGGAGATATCTGTGAAAGCTTGGGAGACTACATCAGTTTATGTAAGCAATAATGACGTAGAAATAGGGCTGATAAAAAAATACTCGTTATGTAAATTGTTTTTTACTCCTACAGAGTTTACGGCTTATAATAATAATAAAGAAATGTCTGTTGATGAATTGAATTATTCTAAAGATCTTTTAGAAATATCTATGAATAATTCTCAGTTAAAAGGAGATATTAAATCGTTTAGTGATCTTCCGTATATAGAGAATATTTATGCAAATAATACTAATGTGTATGGTGATATAATTGCGTTAGAAAAATCTCATAATATAAAATCTATATATTTCCAAAGTACGTCCATTTATGGGGATATATCCAATTTATCAAATTTAACAAATATAATCAATGTAAATATTAATAATACAAAAATTTATGGGGATATAAGTAGTGTTTTGAAATGGAATAATCTTGCTTTATTTTATGGTAGTAATTGTGAGTTGTATGGCGATATTATCTCTTTTAATAGAATGATTAATTTAAAATATCTTTCTCTATCTAATAATGTCAAAGTAAGTGGAAATCTTTCTGCTATTAAAGATCTTAAAGGTCTTTTAAGTATATCACTTAATAATACCAAAGTAAGTGGAGATCTGTCTAATTTAGGAGCTTTCGATAAGTTGACAAATCTTTTTTTATATGGTACAAATATCTCAGGGAATCTGAGCTCTTTGATTGATTGCATAAGTCTCATAGAGATATCTTTAAGTCACATAACTGGGGATGTTTCTTCATTTTCAAAGATGTTAAATCTTACTTCAGCTGTTTTAGATGATGGTTCGTTTGTAGGAGACTTAGCTAAAGTTCCAGACAATCTTTCATATTTAGATGTATTTAATAGTTCGTGTAGTTTTACGTGGTCGAGAAGATCTTCTTCTGCTAAAATTATATCGATAAATGGATCTCCAAGAATCTCGAACATTGATCAGATGCTTATTGATCAATCGGCTTGTGTTGTGCCAGATAAAGTTTCAAAAAAGTTAATTTCTGCTACAGGTGAAAGAACCTCCGCTTCGGATGAAGCTGTGTTAAATCTTCAAAATAAGGGTTATACAGTATTAATAAACAGATAATATGAATAAGTTATTAAAAAGATTCAAGGTTTTGCATATTGGGAATAGGATGATTCTTCCATTAACTGAACAAGGCGACAGTGCTGAGGTTTACCCGGGGGTTGGCATTACGTACCAAGAGTTCGATTCTTATACTGAGGCAAAGTTTTATGTAGATAAAAATAAGTTGTTATATGATTTTTATTGTTAAATATTTGTTTTAGTATGAATTCCAAATAAATATGTTATTATTTATTTGGTGAATAAGTTTTAACGGTGATATAAAAACAACTATTTATGTATTATTTATTCTACATATCAGATATATCCAAATGGTTAAAATCCATCGCCATAGCCGCCGTTGTCACGGCGATGGACTTCGTGTCGCCGATCGAGAACTTCTTGGTCGTGATCCTGTCGCTGGCCTTCATCGATACGTTCTGGGGGTTGGCTGCGGATCACGGGGATTTCCGGAAGAGCAAGTTCATCCGTAGCTGGGTGTACATGTTAGTCTATTTCCTGATCATAATCATCTCGTTCTGGATAGGCGTGATGATGGATATATCGGAGGATAACGCCAAGGATTTCGTGTCTTGGATCACGTGGGCGATGATATGGTTTTACGGAACCAATGTCTTAAAGAACATGGGCAGGGTATTCCCGGATAACAAGGTGGTAGCCTTCTTGTATTGGGTTGCCGCCGTAAAATTCATTAGTAAGGTCAATTTCTTGGATGAGTATAACAAGACAAAGAATAAAAAAGGCTCCCCAGATCCAAAAGGATAGGGGAGCCGGATAAATTTTAGCTTCCTGTCTTTCGCAAGGGAGGATAGCAAGGTTAACAAAGCGTCACAAATATAGCAATAAAATCAAATAACAATGGCAGAGAAAAAAATACCTAGAGGTTTTAGAAACAACAACCCGGGAAACATCCGGATCAACAGAGACTTGTTCCAAGGTGAGATACGTCCGAGCCAGGACAAGTCGTTTAAGCAGTTCGAGACGATGGCGTATGGCTACCGTGCCATATTCCGGATCTTGCGTAACTATTATAACAACTATAAGTTGGAAACGATCTGCAAGATGATCGGTCGCTGGGCACCGGAAAACGAGAACGATACGGATTCTTACATTAAGGCCGTATCCGATTACGCCGGTATCCCGGCTGATGATCCTATCAACATCAACGATCGTGAGCAGATGATCCGGATCGTGGCCGGGATGAGCAAGGTTGAGAATGGGAGAGAGGCTGAAATGTCGGACGTTATCGCAGGATGGAATCTACTTTAAAAATATAAGACCTAACGCTGTAAAGGTAAGCGTAAAATAAGATGAAAAAATATATTGGAACAAAACAGATTGAAGCAGAACCTATGACAATGGGCGAAGCTTTTGAGAAAGGATTGCTTAAAGCGGGAAGAGTACCTAACGAAAGCGAGAAGTCAAATGCTGGATATCATGTGAAGTATCAAGACGGTTACGAGTCATGGAGTCCAGCAGAGCCATTCGAGAAGGCTTATAAGATCTGTGATACGTTTATGAATCGTCTCCAAATAGAATTGTCCGAATTATCCGATAAACAAGAAAAGCTAGGTAAGTTTTTTGGTACGGATATGTTCAAAGGATTGTCAACGCAAAAGCAAGTATTGCTACGTGCACAATTCGGAGCGATGGAAGCTTATAGGCAAATCCTTATTGAGCGCATCCGTATTGAGGGAATCGCAAAATGAAACCGTGGCAAGCAATATTAATACTAGTGTGCTTGGTAGCCAGTTTCACGGCTGGCTACCATGTCCGGGGGGATGTGGATGGCAATCAAATACATAAGACCGACACGTTTACTTATGTTGACACGATACATGACAGCATCCCGTACCCGGTCTATGAGACACTGGTACAAACAATACCTGAGCCGTTCCCTGTTTATATCACGTTGGACGGTGACACGGTAAAGGAACCTGTATATGTTCCGGTACCGATAACTCAAAAGGAGTACAAGACGGATGATTACCGACTTTCAATTTCGGGTTACAAGCCTAATCTTGATTACATCGAGGTTTATAGAAGGACTGAGTATATAACCAAGACGATCACCCCACGTAGATGGGGAATCGGAGCGATAGCCGGTTATGGTATCGGTAAGAATGGCTTGTCACCATATGTCGGGATAGGTGGGTTCTATAGGATTTGGTGAAAAAGGTTAAGCCCGCCGAGATCTCACGATCAGGCAAGCTTAATATTTATTTATGAATGCGTGCGGGGTAAAGCCCCTATTCCTTCTCTGATTCGACCCGGACGAAGGAAAACATAGCCAAGCCATGTGTGTTTTTCGGGGCTTCCTTGATATAACATGCGTGGCTTTATTAATGTTCAATTAAAATATGAATATGAACAAGGTCGAGGAGTTTTACAAGCGAGTGATTTGTATCGCTGGTGAGGTATGCGGGGTTGATCCCGTAGACATGATGTCATTTAACCGTGAGGAATGCGTTAACGCCCGTGGTATCCTCATTATAATACTCTTGGATAAGGGGTACTCGGAGAAAGTTGTGGCCGATCTTACAGGGCTTACCAGACGGGGCGTTAATAGGATCAAGAATGATTTCCCAGATAGGATAAGGCGTAATTGGATGATACATATGCTTGACCGGGAGGTCAGGAACAAACTAGGAATGAATAAGGAATAAGCTAGGAACAAGATATTTCCCATGGTATGGACTTCTCTGGATTTTTGTGGTGTCCGGGATAACCCGGAATAACCATAAAATTCATGATATATGGAAGCAGAGAAAATTATTAAGGAGAAAGAGATCGTCCATGAGGATGAGCACAAGGATTACGCAAGCAAGGGCGTGGGTAACGCCGGCTTGACATTGGGTATCATTGGTACGGCTCTTGGAGCTTGGGCGGTGTCACGTAACCGTGGCGGCTTGTTCGGCGGTGGCTGGGGAGCCGGTATGCCGGAGAACGTTAACATCAACACGACCACAGGAGGCGGTGGTGGTTCCGGGGTAGGCGCTCCGACTGCGTTCATGGCTTGGGAAAAGGGCTGTGAGGAGGCGTTATCGCTTACAAACGCAATGTGGGGATTGAAAGTCTCAGGTATGCAAGCCGATTACGATCACCGCCAGACGGATATCGCCGAGAAATTCGCCTTGTGGAAGTCACAGGTAGACGCTGATTTCGGATTGTACAAGTCACAGGTAGACGCTGATTTTGGTCTATACAAGAACCAAAGAGACCAGTTCGATGTCTTGAAGGCTCAGATCGATGAATTGAGGTGTCAGGTGGCTGTAGGTTCGGCGATTCGTCCTTACCAAGACAAGTTGCTTCAATGCGAGATCGAGAAGGCGTTCACGGCTAGTGTCAATTACACCGATCGTAGAACCAGCCGTATGATCACGGGAGAATTGGTATTGCCAAATACCCCTACGGTAACAGGCTATCCTAGCTACAATCCGTGCTCATGCCCGGCATCCGCTCCGGCACCTACGGCTTAAGGTAAAGTTAGTGGCTTGTGCTCCCTAGGGGGCGCTTGCCGCTTTCCTTTTTTTAACCACTAACAGTATTATCATGCAGACAAATGTTTTTTTAGGGGGGAGTGACCCTGTATTAGGTAGCAACCCTTATAATCCGAATATAAGCGAGATAGAAGCAAACATTCAGCGTCTCCAGCAAGCGCAGCAACAGATGGAGATCCAGAAGCAACGTATGCTTAACCCTTCTGCGCAACAGGCCCAAAGCCGTAATCCGGTGTGGGACGAGATAGATAAGCTCGTTAGCGAGATGTCGGATAGCGAGTTCGAAATGGTCAATAACAATCCGGAGTATCAACAGGCCTACCAAAAGGTAATGTCCATCCTTAACCGTGAATACATGCGCATCATGCGTCCGTTGGTGGAGGAGAGCAAGGACGGAAAGGCCGCCTTGGAGGAATTGTTGGGAATGGCCAAGAAGATAAAGAAATCGGCCTCAGAGGAGGTTAACAAGAACATGGCGTTGTTCGCTGAGTACACGGCCAAATACGCCGATATGCCATACGCCGACTTCCTTAAATTGAAGAATAGCGGAAAAGGAGGTAAGAAATGACACGTGAGGAAGGTATGCTTATCGAATTGATCGATAAGGTCAAGAGACAAGGGTATGCTATCAGTACCTTGAGAGAGGAAGTGGAACAATTAAAGAAAGAGTCCTATGGAACTAAAGCAACAAGCTCTAGAGCTAAAAAGCAGGCTAATTAACTCGGTGGAGATATGGGCGGAGGAAAGGGTTGACTCTTTCGTCTCCGGGAACACGGCGTTCAAGCCTCTTGGAAAGTATCTTAAAAGGGGTGTCCATAACATCCTCGTGCAAAAGGATAAGGAGATCACTGAGAAAGTGGAAGGATTCATGTTGTTTGCGGCTGACGAGAATGGCAATTATGACAAGGAAGAGCTATTCGATGACGCTATGAACGTATTCAAGAGCATGAAGCCGTATAAGTTCGAGCAAGGATTCTTGAAGGGTACGATCGGGGAGGGATCTATATTGGTGGAACTTCCGGATAACGCTCTTATGAATTTTATCCTAGGCGAAACGAACGCTATCCGTATAACGGAAGCGGATTTTTTGGAGTTGAAATCAATATTTACCGAATAATAATATGATATATGAGATACAAGGAACAGATAAGGGAGTACCAAGCCAAGGGACTAGGCTCCGAGAAGAAGATGTGGGCCTCCATAGACGTGATGGAGGAGGCTATGGAAAAGTTAAGGGAGAAAGACCCGGAGGCGTATGACGAGGCTATGCGTGATTTACATGAGGTTTTTTGTGGGCCTCATTATAATGAGTGCTTTGCTAGGATGGACGTGGCGGCAATGCGTCATAAAGGCAAGGCGGGAGAACATAAAGGTGAGCACTGGAATATGGAGCAGGTGGCTACCGCTATAAAAGGTATGAGCATCCCGGGAAATACCAACATATGGGACGTGTACGTTGCTCTTAACGCAAACTGGCACGACAAGGAAGTAAAGTTTACGGAATGGTTCGGTCCAGATGCCGAGAAAAAGATCATCGAGGACGCTATAAATTTCTATTTCCTTGACGATGACGCTCCTGAAGGCAAGGTTTGGATTTATATGTGTGCCATGGATGACTAAGACACGATCACATAACAAGAAAAGAAACGATTCTGTAAGACGGGAGATAGACCGCCTTATAGAATCGTTGTCGTTCGAGCCTATAAACTTTCATGAGATTAAGGCTAGGATAAGGCACCTAATGAGCATAGAAGGGAAAAGAAAGTGATATTACACTTTATCCTCTATGCTGACATCAAGGCTTGTCGTGCCTTATTGAGCGCATCTTGATTAACCTGTCCGTTGATTGCGTTCATTTGATCAGCTGGGACACCTTGGATATTTCCACCTTGCTCAACTACTTGTTTGTTGGATTGAATGGACTGAAGTATCTGGTCTGATCCGGGGTAATATGATAGTGATAACATTTGCTCCGCAGAAATGGCTCCGGCCATCCATAATTCCTTCACCAAGTCGTTTAACATCATTCTAGCTACCGGAGATTCAGCGGATTCCTTGATGTTGACCTTGAAATCTATATCTTGGACTGTCTTCGGGTCATACTCATTATAAGTGGCATAACCTGCGGATCTCTCCATCGATATGTTCCTTGGGGATTGATAATATTGATGGATCGTTTTCATCTTCTTGCGAGCGATCTCGGCCTCGAACGTGGAGAACTTGGTTAGTAACGTAGCGATAGATGTAGTGGAGTTCTGTGTTTCCATGGCATATCTGCTTGCCGCTGTTGATCCCGACGGGGTTTTCCCTTGCAAGGCTTCCGACACGGACGTTATATCGTTTATGAAACTCAATTGTAATTGCAATAGCTCCGTGGTACCGATATTGGTAGAGTTCGATGTTATGACTTCCGGTTTGTTCCCGCTCTTGGACGGCTCGTAAAAAATAAATGATCCGATCTCAACGAATTGCTCGGCGAACTCACGATTGGACATCCCGTCCGGAACGGAGTCTTTAGGGATCATCTTTACTCCCTTTACCGCTGATTGGATAGCCAAGTCGTTAAGCATGATCAGCCGGTTGATGTATCGTTGCTGATCTATGATAACGGAAATAAAAGGAACTGTCCGTCCATTCACCAAATAGTGTAGCTTGTAAATATAGGGGTGAGACTTATATTCATAAGGCGTGTCATACTCGGTAAGTACACGTCCGTCCGGTGATAGCATTTGGAAATGCCAATATTGATCTATTATATAGGTGTATTCTATCAATGGGATCTCCTCCGGAGGTAATCCCTGTGACATTCCCATACGCATACGATCCTCGTTCTCTCTCTTGATGACAGGAAGATCGCTAAGCTCTATCCTGTATATAGGATCATCGGTGTCCATGATATCCACGCAACGGTATCTAGGCTTGTTCTCCAGTGTCCAAACATGGTAGGTCCGGCACAGGTCGGCGGCGGGAGGCGTGTCGAAAGACTCGTCCATGAAACGATCCGTCTGCTGGGTTCCCAGATTTTCCATACGATTGAGCCAAGATGAGTAAATCTCCTCCAATTGCCTGTAATCATACTCGGACTCCGCTAATACCGAGGCCAGCTCGCCTAATGTATAGTCACGGATCTCCCCGATCAAGGAATCATCCCAGTGCCTTGGATCATTGGCTTTCGACTCATAGAAGAAATAGGAAGGGTTGACCACGTAGGTGTAGCTGTCCTCTATATCGTCATGACTAGACCATTCTTCCGTTACCACGGCGCATCCACCGCAAATAAACTCTATCATTTCGGAGGTGAGGACATCTTTCATAAGGTTATTTTCCCAGTTGGTCTGTAAAGCGTCCGTCATCATCTGTGACTTGGTATCCGCGTCTTTCTGCCGGGCGAAACATACGGGAAGGGTAGCGGTCTTTGCGTATAACCCCGCCAAAGTATTTACGATCTTGAAAAGATGATTGTTCTGCAAAGCGACCCCTCCCGTACGCCTCGCTATCCTATCGCGTTCCTTCACCCTTTCCCCGTCCTTGTCCACCACGATATCACCCCATTGGTCACCGAACACGTAACGGAAATTGCGAAGACGGGTGGCCCTGAAATCGCTAAGGTTTTCCCAAGCGTTTTGGCACCTAGACAGTAAAGGTATGTTGGTCTTGTCCGTGCCTGATATCTTGATGCGGTACTTGACGCTATCAACCGTCGTGGGGCGTCGGGAAAACCGAGATTTAGGAATAAGTCGTTTCATGATTGGTCTTTTTAATCGCAAATAAATCGAATAAAAGGACTTGGTTTTGTCAGAATAACCAAAATAACAAAATAATCATACCTAAAGCCCTATTTTTGCCAGAAAAGGATCACAAATGACATATGAGTTTGAATATATAAAGGCGATAGATAAATGCGAGATGCTATCCAGCTTCGAGGGACGTGATCTCGTCGGGGATAGCGGGGAAAGCCTATATCTAAAGATAAAGATAACGGAACAGGACAGGCCTCTTATAAGGACATATCTGGAACAGGCGGCGAGGGTTCTTGAAGAAGGTATGGCCAAAATCATAACCTCTTCCGCTTATTCGGAAAAAGGGTTCGTATGGGAGGTCAGGACGGAGGATACACGTTGGAATGTCAACAGGAAACTGGACGAGAACCTGTTGGACGCTCTGGTAGGTTATTCTATGATGAGTTGGCTTTCTGATCGGAAGCCTGATAGGATAGGGGTTTATAAATCTTTGTGGGAGGATATGTCCGTCATGTGCGTGAAGAACATATACAGGAAGAATCCCCCGCTATTAAAAAAAGCATGATATGGACATAAATCTAGGTTGGACATATTTAAAGCATGACATAGACCAGTGGACGTGGAGGCTGGGAGATATGAGAAAGGAGGATCCCGGTAAAAGATTCTCCTCGCAGTCCGATGATAACGAGGCCGATGATACTTTTATAAGACGCAAGATAGAGGAGGCGGTGGCGACCTTAAAGGTTTCCTTGTCCGGTATCTTGAAGGATATACCCGGCGATTCGGATGATTCATTGGATACCGATGCCGTGAATTGGGTGTTGCGCATGAAGGAGCGTCGTGGAGGATATGATGGCGAGTCGTTGGCGACCTTGGCCCATAAATACGTGGTGTGGTTCGTCCTTTGGAACTGGAGCTTGATTTACTTTGAGGAACTATCCGTCAAGCTAGAGGAGGAGTTAAAGGGAATAGCGTCCATGATAGAGGAAACCGCCTATTCAAGGAAAGCCCCGCGAAAGTGCAAGAGGAAGCCGTTTAAGGATATCGATGATGTCATTGTTGATGATGTCATTATAGAAACAGGAGAAATATGAGAGACAGGAAAATCATACAGCCACGTGTCGATATGCGTGGATTTGAGTTAACGATAACGCTATTGAGGTGCGAGATTGAGTATGACGTGGATTTCGAGACATGGAAGGTTGGGGATGTATCGGGCCTTCCCGGAAAGGAAAGAGCTGGGCTGGAGACCTCAGAGGAAACGGCGGATTGGATGTTTCGTCAAGTGAATGACGCGTTGTCGGAGGCTACCGGCCATTTACGGGCGTTTTCCCCTTGGGTTCAGAGCCGTGCCGTAACGGACGAGGTGAAGGATGATAGGGAATGGATCATAAACTTGGTGATGGAAAGAGGATGGCGTGGAGATCCGAGGAGATTGGCCGTTTATATCCACCGTTTCGTGGTTGATAGCGTATTATCTTTTTGGTATAGGATGGTAGATCCATCTAGGGTACAGATGTACGCCTCTCAAAAGGAGGAGGATCGAAGAAATATCATAAACGAGGCAAGGGAGACACAGGTTAAGGATGTTTATTTCAGATTATAAATCATGGGAAAAGGTTTTGAGAATGGTCACATGAAGATGGGAGGAAGGGAGAAGGGAACCCGGAATAAGAACACGGAGATAAAGAATTTTTTCCGTGATTTCGTAATCGACAATCAGGAAGAGTTCAAGAAAGCTTTCCTCAAGCTAAAGGATAAGGATAAATGCGCTGTTTATTTAAAAGCTAGTGAGTTCGTGGTACCAAAGGTATCCTCTATAAAGTTCGAGGACGCTAAAAACACTAATTCCGCTATTGAGTTGTTGAAGGTTGCGGCCAGTTACAAGCAAAAAAAATGACATATACCCCCGGCTAGGCCGAGGGGTACTTTAACGCATCCTCCAATCCCTTCTAGTCTCGAATCTTACTCTGGTTCCTGATAATGTATCTAAATCATATAGGTTTGAGAAATAAACGAGCCGATAGTATTTAAAAGCCCTTTGCCTAAGAGATTTAAGCCGAGACCAATTTTTCCTATCCGCGCTTACGAATACCGCTATCTTGATTTTTGAGGACTCATCCTTTCGTAAACCCAACGTCCTAAGATCGACTAGTACCTTTAAAGAGAAAGGATCTCCTAACGTCAAGGCACGTGTGATCGCTATGCCTTTTCTGGTATCTTCAGAGACATATTTTTCCAGTGAGTACAAAACGTTACCTATTTGCACTACCGAGCTTGGATAATCTTGCGCCATGGCCTTGACCTCTTCCCCTACGAAAGTGGAGAATTCCCCGGTGTCCAAAGAATATACATAATGCTTTCTAGTCCCTTTGGGATAAATATGCAATAGGGAATTCGTATAATCATAGGCAATCTTACAAGCTCGCAATGTCTCTACGAAAGTTTCCGTGTCCGGGATGAAAAGATCGCTAAAATCCGGGTTGACATTAAAGAATGTCTCATCAATATTTACTCCTTCCAACGATGACGATAAAAGGCTGATATCGGAGCCTTGCAATAATTTAAGGCCACGCTCGGTACTGAATACTATAGAGGAATCCAGTTGCGTGATACTATCCGGATTATTGCAAACATCCCTGCTTATAGGTTGGATGGAGGAATACAATCCCGCGTCCGATAATTGCAAGGCCCATATCCCATCGGAAGAGAAAGCGTATAAGGGAAACTGCCCGAATTGCCCTTGGGACAGCGCTTTCGTGGTGGATCGGATACCTACGATCTCACCGGTTCCCACCGTGTTTATTCCCGCCAACGGGAAATAAAACGGGTTATTGACCTCGGACGTATATATCTTGTTTGGCATATTGACCGACTTGTCCGTTGATATTGGTGTGCTATCGCTGCCCGGTTTAAATATGATCGGGGCGTATGAGTCGAAATAGTAAGCCCCGTTCAGCGTGTTATGTGGAGAGAGGGTAACGATCGCTTGGTATCCGTCCGAATTCCGTGTTATCACCATCTTGTATGCGTTAGCGTTGGGGTAATATAGGTAATGCAAATTGATACCAAGGTTATATGAGGAGGATGTTTGAACGACGATATCCTTTTCTCCTTCTCTTATGAAAACCTTTATGCTCAACGTGCTGCTACCGTCGTTGTACGTTACCATGGACTCCGGAGGATAACCGTCAAATAGTATCCTTTTTATATTAGCTATATTTAACCGCTGGTTATAAGTATAGGAATAATCAGGTATTAGCCAATCTAAATTCTGGTACCCGTCCGCGTCAACAAGTTGCTCTCGATTTTGCAACGATCCCAGCACATTATCCTCTAACGTGAGAGAACGTCTTTCACCCCCGTTATAACCGCACAAGTCCTCATACGCTATGCTTGCTACTTTGTAAAACAATGAATTATCCGGCACCTTATTATCCATGGCCTTTCCGGGTAAGACGAGTTGATCGGTATAACCTGATCCCGGCAGGGCTATGGACAAGGCTTCCTCGAATGTATGCCTGTTGTAATATCCTCCACCTATAGAGTACACCCCGAAACCGTTATCGTCTGATATTTTTTGTGCCCTATTAATCTCCCCATAATAATCAAAGGTGTATATTGGCGGCGTTATGAATATATCAAGGCTTTTAACTATGTCCTTCCACCATTCCCTTTGATTCCCCATTCCGCTGACTTTGTAATTAATGGAGCATACCACTGAGGATATAATGAAGTTTACAATGATCTTTGCGTCAAAATCCTCTGTGTCCACGTCAATAGTAAATGGAACGTGAGGAGTTACTCCGGACGATGGTATCATCAGTATCGGGGCTGATTGCATGTAAGACGTTCCGTCATATAGTCTATAAGCGTAACGAATAAAGAACGGATATATAAACATGCCTCGATCTACACTTCTCTCCCTAATAAATTTTGAGACATATCCCATCACGGAATTACTGATAGTTGATAGTTGATCTTCCGTAAAGGCTCCATCATAGGGCGGATCAACGGATACGGACAATTGTTCGGTCTTATCCAATGATCCTACCAATCCGAATGACAGGATAGGGAAGGGGGGCTTATCTCCTAATTCCTTATAAAACTCTCCATCCCAAAGTAAATATCTTATAGGATCTTCGCTTATTACAATCAAGGTGTTTCCTATGGACGTGATAGCTTTGGGAATTTTGTCATATTGGTTCGCTCCAATAAGATGGGTCGTTCCGTCCGTATCCGCATAACGTAAAACATTCGTCTGGAAAAAGATATAGTGAAGGAAATCCTTTGTCCGATGCACGTACATAAGTACCGATCCTTCCGGAAGGGTTATGCCTAATTCTTTCGGAGGCTGTATATTCACCAGTTCGCCATTCTTTGGTATCAGATTCACGCATTCTGATAATTCCCCCTCGTTTCCAATAGATGGAGAACGGTGTATCCCATAGGATAATGAAATATCTTGCTGTTCCATTTTTTGCGATAAAATTATATGATATAAGTAATAGGTTTTGACATATTGATCAAAACCTATTGCATTTAGGTGGCCTTGATGTGCCTGTTATGATATCTCTGAAATTAGGCAACTGCAAATAGAACGAGAATCTGCTTAACGGTCTCCATCGTTCAAGCAATGATTGGTTGCACTCATTCCATCCATCTTTTCCGAAGCGGATATCCAAGGCATTAGTTATCTTACGCACGATAGACTGGATGTATGGTACATTTGCCCTGTTCCCAATGGAAGGGGTATAAATACATATTTTGTATATTCCTCCATTATTACAATCCCAGTTTCCCCTGTAAAAAGTGATATGGGCTTTGTCTAGTATCGCCTCGTCTGACAAGCTTATAAATCCGTTGTAACATCCGACGTACCTAGCTTCGAATACTTTTAATCCAGTGGACGAGCGAAGAAGCTTTTTTAATTCTCGCTCGTCCCGGACAATTTGGCTTATTCCCATGAATATATCATTTAATCTATGTCGGCCTTTTATTTTTTTTGATTGACTCATTAAGTATCTTGATCGCCAATAGCGGATCTTTATCCGTTAAAGTGTTCCATACTTTTATTTCGGGTTTCACCCTAGAATAATGATGTAGTACTATATTGTTGGCTTTGTCGACTCTTCCGGTTCCATATATCCATAACATCCCGGGATATAACTGGAAGTTTTTCATTATCTTCTTGGCTTGTCTTAATCTCATGATTTCAATTTATTTATTATTTAATGATTATATAGTCCCCGCAATCTTCAATATACTTTATTCCGGCACTATCAAGAGTATTCTCTATGTCCACTTGGCACAGGCAAGATTCCGGTATGATATTGTCATACCCTTCCGCTGGGATCATTTTCGTGATTTTCGGGAAATGATCCTCTAGTTGTTTAGGGGATTGTATTTCTACATCCCCGTCGTAAATAAGTACGCACATAACTGTCATCCAAATATGTAATATTTTCCGGCCTCATAAACCATTTTTGTAGAAGGATCATCCAGATCGCCATCCTCCAAATCACTTTTTGGAATACACTCATCCCATAAGATGTTATAGAACATATCTTCTGAATTTTTTTCTAATGCGCATTGCTTGCGTAAACAAAAATCCTCTCCCCAAATGGCGACATCTTGCTGTTGCTCTTCCTGTGTCATACTGGAGATCTTATCACTTAATTCTTTCCAAGTCATATCTTTTAAATTATGGGCCTTCCCATGAAGGCTCGGTTAATACTATTCCTCAGATCGAGTATAGGCATCCAATGGGTAACACAAATTTTATCACCATTAGTATCATACCATTCATTACATTCTCTGCAATACCAACCCTGTTGTAAGTATTTAAAATAATCAGTACACCAGCAGCCAGTTATTACCAGATCTTCATCATCAGGTAACTTATCTTTTGTGCTTATCCACGGGAATTGCTTTGCCTGCCATTCGGCACCTGCAATAAATCCCTGATAATACGCAGGGAATGCACTACCGCTACTCCTGCTTTCAGCGAATAAATGAGCCGCTTCTTCTACTGTCAGTCTCATATCAATCTTGCTCATATTTATTTATCTGTTAGGAATTTCTTATTCAAGTGACCTCTCTTGATGAGCCACTCGATAGCGTCAACCACATTGTCCATCAGGTTCTCTTTGTTGAAGGAGTTTGCGCAAGTGTAAGTCTTGTCGCCTTCCTCATCCTCGATCTTGTCCGATGCGTACATTAACTCGACGAAATTACCGGACAGGTAATAAACCATTCCGTCTATATCGTCTTGGTACGATTTAGGCATCATGTCTATCATCTTGGATAGAGACCAAGCCGGGACATCCTTGCCCCATAGATTGTCAAACACTTCTTCCCCCGTCATGTGTGTGCCATCAGGATGTTTGTTAAAAGGCATTGCAAGTTTAGCTATTCTTTGCGGTGTCCAAAACTTACCTCTCAATGTAGGTGGTTTCGTTTGTAGTTCCCACTCCAACGTAGGCACTCGGCTTCTCGTAAAGTGATACGACATGTCCGCCGTCTCCGGCCTCACCCCGGCCTCTAATAGCCGGGATGATTGTTCTTTATTCGTGCAAATTTGACTCATGATTGTTATTTAATTAATTCAAACTCGTAAACTATAACATATGGATTCGATTCCCACGCTCCCTTACCGCTTATCTTGTCTATCAAAGTCCCGTAAGCCTCACGTGGTGATTCTCCCAACTCGTAATACTCAATTCCGTAATATCTTTTGATAACTTTTATCCTTTCTCCATAATAACCATCTTGCAGTACCGTATGCGCCTCGAACTCTCCGGATACTTCGGTTATGCCTTCTTTCAAACAGTCCTCGCCTGATATATCCTGTAATCTCTCAACTTTGATATTAGTAATACGGATATGGTGTTTGCAAGCTTCCGCACGGACAAACATCTTATTGTTCCATCCTTTAGATTCCCCCAAGGTACCCCTAACCACTCTCCAATCTTTAGGGCTTCTGTCAAGAGCGTCAGCGTCATATCCGAGTTCTTTATAGCTTTGCGCTATGGCAACCTCTTCTCCGATTTTATACCGAGTATTTTTAGAGTCAAGCAGATAGTCGCTACCGGAATAAATACAAATTCTATTATCCTCGATTTTCGGATATGATTTCTCATCGCTTTCCAGATAAAATATCATCCTGAAATCAAGCTCAATCCTTCTCGTCTGTGTCTTTCTACCTCCAAGAACTAACTTGGTTAGGTTAAATCGATCATTGAACATTATTTTATTCATGCTTTATCCTCCTTCTTGTTGATCGCCTCATGAAGCGAATTATACACCCGGGCGAATATTTTTCTTTGCTCTTTGTCTTTTAATGAGTCCGCAAACTTGTGCATGACCATCTTCTTCTTGTTATCCCAGATTATCCGTGCCTTATCCACGCCGTCAACAAACAATATATGCGGATATTTACCCCATTGTATCAATATGCCATTATCGATAAGATCTGTAATCTCCTTTGGCATTAGCTCTTTATTACGGGCCATGCCTATGAGCTTACCTTCCTCTCGCTCTATGGCCGACTTGGTTTTGTCTATCTCCTTTTGGAGATTGGATATAGCGTTGTTCTGCCTGTCCCATCTTCGCATGGTGGCCGGTCCGTTCCTCTTATCGTTAAGAGGTTGCCCGTTAGCGGAGGCTACATCCCCAAAGTGGTCGTTGATTTTTTTGTTGAATTTATCCTCTTTCTTTTTAAGAGAGGATTTTAGTATTTTTAGTCTACTCATATCTACCCCTCCTGAATAATTACACATTCTATCTCTTCGTCCCATGTGACATCCACCGGATCGTACTCATACTCTCCATCGGACGTGCGGATCATTACCTCCGCTTCCGGGTCTTGCTCTTGGAGTAGAGCTATTAGTTCTTTATTTCTCATATCAAAACAATGTTTTCTCAATCTCGTAATTGTAAACCAAAACCTCCGTACTCTCCCTTATCCGAGAGTGAACGGACGTATGAGTGGTGACTTTTACTTCCTTATGGTTCCATTTGTTTTCATTGACAAAGGAGCGTAAGGTGTCAGTCCAGTAATTGCTGAGTATGAATTTGCCATTGATCCTAGACAAAAGATCTAGCAGATCCGCAAGGTCATTCTCCCCATAACCATAATAATGACCTTGAACCGCCCCGGGATAAGGAGGATCAAGGTAAAATAACGTATCAACGCTATCCCTGTTCTTGATAACTTTCAACGCGTCCCTACAGGAAATCTGCACCTCTGATAGGCGATCGTACAATTTATCGTTGAACTCCTCACGCTTATTCCTGAAAACCTTCCCGAAGTGTGTCCCGGCGGTACCGTTACAGAATTTCCATCCTCCATACAAGCTACCAGAATGGCACTCATTTGCCATGATCCATACGGCCCAAGCCTTGTCTACATCCGAGACATCAGATCGTCCTCGATAAATGTTCCTAGCCCTAATGTAGTCAGACTCGGAATGTAGCGATAACCGGATTCTCTCACGTAACTCCTTAAATTTGGATGCGGACTGGCAGACCTTGAAAAAGTTTATCAACAAGTCGTTCTTATCATTGATCACTTCTATGCCAGCTTTAGGCTTCGCAAAAAATACCGCTCCTCCTCCAAAGAATGGCTCGCAATATATCTTATGCCTAGGCATCATTGATACAATGCGTTCGGACAAGTTTTGCTTGCCTCCATAATATGTGATTGGTGTTCTCATGTAATTTTATATTCTTTCTTTGCTCTCATCATAGATGAATGCAGTTTTCAACTATGATGAATGATTAAACCTTATTTGTTTTAGCAAAAACCACGCTTTCATGGTCCGGCCTCAGATGGGCCATGCAAGCCTTGCTGTATTCGCAATCCCTAGCTCCATCGCCCCGGAATAGGCATCCCCTGCATACGACCGCTTTCCCTTGGTATATTGCCTCGAAGCGCTTGACTTGCACCCTGTTTGTCCCGACTTGGATAACAAAGCCGGTAGGGGTGTTTCTCAATCTCTCTGTTATTTCCATGTTACTCTATATCTGTTTTCTTTACCCTGTAATGTGTCCCATTGATCTCTTTAACGGCAAAGTCAGAGAACGTTGCCTCTCCCTTGGACACCATCTTACATACGTCGTTGTAAGAGTATAGCTTGGCTCTCTTGTCAAACTTGATGATATCCGCTATGTTAAGCTCCTTGTAATTGAAGTTATCAATAAGATGGTTGATAGCGTCATTAAGCCGTTTTGTGGTGAACTTATTCGCCCTTACCCTTTCCGCTAACAAATTGAAGAACGGATCTCCCATTTTCGGGAATGCGGTCATCAATCTGCTGATAGATACGGCTATTTCTCGTGGCTCAGCTAAATCCCCGGTATAGAGACTTACGCTGCACTCACCGTTTGGATTCCTCGAAATCGGCTCGGGCGATTCCCTCTGCGATATTTCGAAGGAACTCGTTTGGATCACGGTTGCATTGTTGAGTATTTGCCCTATTTTTGTTGTCATAATTACCTGATATTACTTTCTCGAAATTAGTTGGCTTGATAAGCCAGTCAAAAGAGGCTCGCCAGCCATTTTTATTCTGGCCTTTGAGAAAATCGCTGTTTAAAGCCATTTGTATCATCCTCGCGAAGGTTTCTTTCCCGTATGTCTTGATACGTGCGTTTATCATCCCTTTTCGCTTGTCTGACAGAGGCATCCGTATATTTCCGAACGCTCCTTGCGTTTTTTCATTGAAAAATTTGACAAGTTCCGCGTAATCAATCCGTCCATCGTGCGGCTGTGAAGTCGCACATACAGGAGATTCGTTAGAATCTTCTGTTATATTTTCCTCTTCCTTTTCCTCTTCCTTTATAGGCACTGATTGTTCAGTGAACGTTCCGTGATTAATCAGTGATTGTTCAGTGAATTTTGATAAGATATTGTCTAACTTGTTTTTAGGTATGTTCAAATCGTCAACATTCGGTCGGTTTATCACTTGATGCCGAGCGAATTTAGGCAGATATATGAAATTCTCATTATTATAAGAGAACTGACATATAAATCCATTTGTCGCAAGCTCTGATAACCATTTCTCAAACTGTTGAACCTGAATTTGGTCATACGGGAATATCTTAGACTTTAACCATATCGTGTCACCGATCACAACGCCGACATCATCGGAGAAAGTCCATAATCCTATGTATAGGAGTCTGGAGTCTCTGCTGATCTTACCTATTTTGGAATCGTCCCAGAATTTAGGCTTAATTGTCCTTATCCGTGCCATGCTTATTTCTTTTTAGGTGTGTCATTTTTATGTAGTTTTATTTTTTAGACAATACAATATACTCCCCGGCCTAGACCGGGGCTTTTAAGATTTAATACGTGAGTAGGGTAGGGCTATTTGATAGTCCTCTTGATCTCGTCCATCAA